AACGTTACAAAAAACAAATTAGATGGCAAAAAAGTACAAGATAGTTGAGATTAAAAAGCCTAAGAATATAATCAGAGTAAAAGGATTAAGCAAGTCAGAGGCAGATGACTTGTTTGACAGCCTTACAAGGCTATACCCTAACGTAAAATTGTCGTTAATGAAACACGACGCAGATGACGAAGAGCCTGAGGAAAATTACTTTGATGGACTTGACGACAACGTTGAGTATGAGTAAAAATAAATTTGGCAATGTCTAAATTTCGTCGTATCTTTGTACAATATTAGTTTAATAACGTGATTCTGTATCTCATTAGGTACTGTCACAATCAAAATCAAATCAAATTATGTGTGTAATCATCATCAAGCAGGGCGGGAAGACCGTCCCATTAGAGACTTTGAAAACATCGTCCCGTATCAATCCGCATGGCCTTGGAATTGTTTGGCTTGATACCTACGAGGTATCTTACCATGACTCAAAAGAGTTCAAGTTACTTAACACAGACAGGCCGTTTATTGCTCACTTTAGATACGCCACAGTCGGTGCTATCAATAAGAGCAACACGCATCCATTCAGATGCGGCAACAACTACAAGGAGTTGTTAATGATGAACGGTACTATCAAAGGACTTGGCAATAACAAAAAGAGCGATTCAAAAGCCTTGGCCGAACAATTGGGAGACATACCACGCAACAAGTGGAAGAGCGAGTTAGAGCAGCACCTGTGCAGGTTTGTGACCATCAACACACGCAACAGGACATATCAAATCTACAATAAGCATCTATGGACACAGAGGGATGGCGTGTGGTATAGCAAGGGTAATGTTCTTGAGGACAACCTGATTGCGGTATATGGTACATTAAAGAAGGGTTACTCAAACTATTACAGCTACCTGACAAATTCAAAATACATTGGGCGTGGCAAGACAAAAGACAAATATCCATTAATTATTAAAGGTCTTCCCTATCTGATTGAGAACAAGGGCAAAGGATTCAACGTTGAGGTTGACGTGTTCAAAGTAAGTGATACAGTGCTTGCATCCTTGGATATATTGGAGAGTCACCCTACTTGGTACAGAAGAAAGCAAGTGCCTGTCATGGTGAACGGCAAACAAATGTTTTGTTGGATATACTTCAACATCAGAGAGAAGGCCAATGGCATGGTGTTCCACGAGACGTACAAGCAGGAGTATAGGAATATGAGATGGTGGGACGATATGGAGGAAAGCGACAGTAGCGTTTATACACCAAAGCGAACACAGCAACCTACCGTTGTGAAGATTGAGCGACAGTTGTCTGCATTTGAGTTGGAGATAGACGACTGTGAGGATTGCGACTTCGACCCAACTAACGAGTTGCCGATGTGTGTGCAATGCTACAGCGACCTGCAGTTTGACGGGTTCTCAAACTACCATTGCAGCAGCTGCAATGATTGGTTCACAGAGAATGAGATTCTGTACAGGGGGAATTAATTACAACGGGTGTCTTCAAAGACACCCACCGTACTGAGATGTGCGTCTCAGCTGATGATTCTGAAAAGATGAAACGGTTAATCAATTAAATCAAATCAAATGAAACAAAGTATTCAATTCAACCACGAGGCAAACTCATTTACAGAAGCTATTGGAGTTAAGTTATCTCAGCATGAGTTCGCTGAGATTCTTGCAAATATTTCGGGCGAATTTTTTTCTGAAAAATCCGGGAAAATAAGTCATCTGTCAGAGATGCTGCATTATAAACTTACTTATGAGTGCATTTTATTTTTAGCTACCTGTGAGGTGTATAATAGGATAGCAGAGATAGTTGAGATTGCGGATGAAAGTGCCCCATCTGTTGGTATGCTTAAAAGAGTTATTGACGCTATCAAAAATCACAAGTCAGACATAAACATGAATTGACATCTTTTTTATACTTTTTTATTTCAATATTCGTTAAATTGTTAACCCGTAAAATAAAATAAAATGACAATTCAAATCAAAAAAGAGATAGACAGAAGCGTCTTGGAAGACATATTTGTTACAGCCTTGGAAGGCGGCAGTAATTATTGGTACTACCTGTCTGATGAGGCGTGCAGGAAAATAAGAGAGGCGGTTCCTAAATCAGAAGACCCGTATCTTAGCACAGCTATTGTTAAAGCTATCTTGGACCACGATGTAGCTGTCCCTGTCAACGATGCAGAGGATGAGGAATTAGTAGTCGGATTCATAGAGAAGAAGACAATGGCTGATAGATTGCAATTACTATCAGATAGTGAGCACAGTTGGGCATTAGAGGCACAAATTTCGGGAGACGGTGATGCGGATAGTGCAGACATCGTGTTCCAATACTTAACAATGGGGGAGGTAGTATATGGCTAAGGAAACAAATGCGTATTCGTTCGACAGTTTGATTGAGAACGTAACCGATTGGGCAGACAACAGGATGCTTCTCAAAAAAGAGAATGCTTCCAAACAGATGCTGAAGGTGATGGAAGAGGTTGGGGAAACGGCCTCAGCCTTGTTGAAAGGTGACGAGTTAAAATTGATTGACGGCATAGGAGATTCATTCGTTACGTTAATCATCCTGTCAAAGCAACTTGGACTTAATCCATCTGTATGTTTACAGGTGGCATGGAGCGAGATAAAAAACCGCACCGGCAAAACCGTTGACGGTACATTCATCAAAGATTAAAACAATAGTTATGTTTGAAAATGAAGAAACATTCATCGCAAGGTTGAAGCGGCTGCAGGAGCAGACCGCCATTCTTATTCAGGAGTTGGAGGCAAACCCGCACTTTCCTGATGGCCATATCATAACTAAAGAGTCTTGGGATAATGCAGACAAGATTACCCATGACGGATTTGTATACGTAAAGTATAATGACCTTTGTTTTTATAAATAAATTGTACTATCTTTGTACAGAATTTAATCAAATCAAATAAAATCAAATCAAATGCAAGAAGCAAAATCAAAATTTTCAGCCTTCTCAGACACGGGAAGATTTATGAGTGCTGTATGTTACGCAGAGAAAAATCCTGACTCAAAGATAGATGAAGACTGCACAGATGTAGTTCACTACAGTGGCGGATACTTCATTCAACTTATGGACTCAGGAATCTTCAAGGTGAACGAGTCTTTTAGTAGCCGTTCATTAGACGAAGCAGAGACCTATCTATTTAAGGAGATTATTAATAAAAAAATGAACGATTCTTAAACGAATTGCTTATATTTGCTTCAAAATTCAATCAAAATTATGAAACAGGACGTATTTAATCAGTATGTAGACAGGGTTTGTGAATTGTTTTCGATACCTAAGGATGAGATATTTTCAAAGAATAAAAAGAGAGAGTTAGTTGACGCAAGGTATTTAATCTATTACTTGTGTGCCAAAAGACCAATGAAGAAATCATATATCCAACGGTACATGAGGGAGGCGGGTTACGACATCAAGCACTCGTCTATTATACATGGCATTGCAGAGGTGCAAAAAAGAATCGACCAAGACAAAGACTACGTTTCAGTTGTAAAAGAGTTGGAGCGTTCGGTGTTTATTTAATCAAATCAAAAATCAAATCAAATGGAATCAAAGCAGACCGTATTTGAACGGCTATCGGCCATTAATGTAAATGACCACGTTGAACAAAAAGACAACCTTAGCTACCTGTCATGGGCATGGGCATGGAGCGAGGTTAAGAAAGCATACCCAAATACAACATATCGTGTATTAGAAACAGAGTTTGATGAGGCACTTGGATTTATGTGTCACACTTCTGTTACAATTGAAGGAGAGACCCTTGATATGTGGCTTCCCGTTATGGATAGCAAGAACAAGGCCATGAAGAAGACAACTTACACTTACCCTACAAAGTATGGTGACAAGACCGTTGAGGCGGCTACGATGTTCGACATCAACAAGACCATCATGCGTTGTTTGGTGAAGAACTTGGCGATGTTCGGGCTCGGCATCTACATCTACGCAGGTGAAGACTTACCTGAGGTTGAGGCCAATGCAAAGTCAGCTGCAGCACCGGTAAAAAAGGAAGAGACGAAAGCCGATGAATTGATTGAGTTGAAAAAAGGAACATCTAATTGGGTTGCAGTAGTAAAGTATGTTATTGCGAACAAAGAAATGGGCATAGAGAAAATTGGGGCACAGCTTGTGCGTAAGTATAAGATTAGTCCGGCCCTGAAAAAAGAGATTGCTAACTTAATAACTCAAGCGTAATGGATAATAAAAAACAAATAGACGGTTCAGACGTGCTGCATCTGCTACGTGACGACAACGAGTATTACAGCGGCATTGGAAAGAACTTTCTGTCAAACTCTGATATAGGCATCCTTCTGAGTAATCCTCAGGACTTTGGTAAGGAGCGTGAGGACAATAAAAACTTCATGGATGGCAGATACTTCCATCAACTAATTTTGGAGCCCGAGAAAGCCAAGGAAATGCCCTTTGTGGACGTTTCTACAAGAACGACCAAGGAGTACAAGGTGTTCTGTGAGACAAACAACATTGCGTTTTGTATGTTAAAGAAGGAGCAGGATGAGATTCAGCGACTCGTAAGTATCATCAACGGCAACATTGCTTTCTACGATGAGATATACAAAGAAGGTAATCAGTATGAGGTGCCGGCTATTGGAACGATACAAGGTATGATGTGGAAGGGCAAGGCCGACATCGTTACTGATGAGATGGTAATTGACTTGAAGACAACAAGCGACATTCATAAGTTCAAGTGGTCAGCAAAGTCTTACAACTACGACTCTCAATGCTATATCTATCAGGAGTTGTTTGGCAAGCCATTGGTATTTTATGTAATCGATAAGACGACAGGTGTGCTCGGCATATTCAGACCGACAGAGGACTTTGTAAAAGGTGGAGAAGCGAAGGTCGGACGTGCTATTGAGGTGTTCAATAAATACTTCGGTGATAAATCCACAGATGATGTTATTAACTACTACATTGATGAGTATTTAATTTGATAGAATGTAGTTCTAAAATATTGCAGCCTGTTATTATTAATCTAAAAAAAATGTTTTGGTTAGTAACAAACGAAGGCAGGCTGCATATGGTCAGGTGGCGGAATGGGTAGACGCTAAACCATTTAGAGATAAGATGTAGATTCTTGGTGAGGTAATATACTACATCATACAGGTTCGATTCCTGTCCTGACCACACTAAGCAATCAACTTAGCCTTAGAGGTTGATGCTTTTTTAAAACAGACTAAGGCAAAACAAAAAAAACAGTTATTATGTCACAAGCAGAAAAAGTCTTTGCTGACGGCTTCTCATTTAAAAGAAATGAGAAAGCACCGGAATTTGTTATCGGTAGATTATCTCTAAAGGTAGATGATGCCATCGCATTCATGCGAGAGAACGAGAAGAACGGTTGGGTAAACCTCAACATCAAGACCGCAAGAAGTGGGAACCATTATGTCGAACTCGACAATTACGACCCTGTAAAAAATGACTCGAAGAGTCAGAAACCAAAACAGAAAGAGGCTAAAGCCTCAGAAGATGACGGTTTCATGTTCTAAAAAATCGGGGGAGTTTATACTTCCCCTTTTTAAACTTGTCAATAATGCTAATATATTTTTTCCTATTCTCTCTATATATATATTCCCTATTCTTCTTTTTTTATTATTTATAATTAAAGAAAAAAAACGACATTATTGACACTATTGCTGATAGTCAAATAGTTATATTTATTTAACCGACATTAAACCGACATTGAATGAATCATAATGTGACGATATTCCAAAATATCAGGGAAACCGACACACCTTTCTTCCGTGATGTTCACGTAATCCTTGAGCGTATCAAGGATGGCGCAGCATCTACAAAGGAATTGGTTAAAAAGATACGATTAGAAAAACGTAAACCTGAACGACAGGAGTTAAAGAAGCAGCTGCCTGCTATATGTTTCAGTGGAACTTTTAACAAGAGGACTGATTCGTCTCTTATAGAACATTCGGGCCTTATTTGCTTGGATTTTGATGGGTATGCCAAGCAGAAAGAGTTGTTGCAAGACAAAGAGAGCCTATCAAAAAACAAATATGTTTTTTCGGTGTTCATATCGCCATCAGGTAATGGACTGAAAGTATTGGTTAAGATACCTGCGGATGCAGAAAACCATACTCTATACTTTAACAGCTTGGATAAGTATTTCAACAGCCCTTACTTTGACAAGACGAGCAAGAACCTTAGCCGGGTTTGCTATGAATCATATGACCCGCTACTATTCATCAATGAGAACTCATCTGTTTGGGACATTATCGAAGAACCTGAGTATACAGAGGTCAGCAAGATAAGAGACAAGGCTACTATACCCATTACAGACGAGAATAAGATTGTTGAGATACTTGTAAAATGGTGGGAGAAGAAGTATCCTATGGTGGAAGGACAGCGTAATCAGAATGCATACGTCCTTGCCATGGCATTCAATGACTTTGGTATTAACAAGAGCCTTGCATCCTATGTACTAAATCAGTTTGCGACAGATGACTTTAACCTGAGAGAGATTGGAACAACCATCGACTCGGCCTATCGCCACACGGCAAACTTCGGAACGAAATACTACGAGGATGAAGAGCGTATCAATTCAATCAAAGCAAAGCTGAGACGAGGCGTATCAAAGAAAGAGATTCGCATTCAGCTGCAGGATTCAAACTTAGACAACGAAACTATCGAGTCGGTGCTGAATAAAGTTGAGGAGGAGAATGCTTCGCAAACTTTTTGGGATAGAAACGACAGGGGTGTCATAAAGATAGTGCACATACATTTCAAACAGTTCTTGGAAGACAATGGATTCTACAAGTATTGTCCTGAGGGTGGAAAGAATTACATATTCGTGAAGGTTACAAACAACCTGATTGACCACACCTCGGACAAAGAGATTAAAGACTTTGTGCTTGCACACTTATTAGAGTTGGATGACATCGCAGTCTACAACTACTTTGCAGACAACACAAGATTCTTTGATGAGAAGTTCTTATCACTTCTGTCAACGATTGAGATTTACTTTATTGCAGACAGCAAGGATGCATCGTACCTGTACTATAAAAACTGTGCAGTTAAGATTACAAAGGATGGCATCTCAACGCTCGACTACTTGGACTTGGGTGGGTATGTTTGGAAAGACCATGTGATAGACAGGAACTTTACGATGTGTGACGTGACAGGCAACTGTGACTTTAAAAAGTTCGTGAGCAACATCAACGGAGGTGACATCAACCGAATCAAATCAATGGAGAGCACGATAGGATTCCTATTGCACGGCTACAAAAATCTTTCCTTCTGTCCTGCTGTGATACTCAATGACGAGGTTATAAGCGACAACCCTGAGGGCGGTACAGGTAAGGGATTACTGATGAATGCACTGAGTAAGATGAAGAAGTTGGTGGTAATAGATGGTAAGTCATTCACGTTCGAGAGAAGTTTTGCTTATCAGTTGGTCTCAGCAGATACACAAATACTTTGCTTTGATGACGTGAAGAAACACTTTGATTTTGAGAGACTGTTCAGTGTTGTAACAGAGGGCTTGACACTTGAGAAGAAGAACAAGGATGCGATTAAGATTCCGTTCAGCCGTTCGCCAAAGATTACGATTACAACAAACTATGCAATAAAAGGTGCCGGTAATTCATTTGCAAGAAGGAAATGGGAGTTAGAGTTGCATCAGTATTATACAAAGGACTTTACACCACTCGATGAATTTGGAAAGTTAATGTTTGGCGATTGGAACGATGACGATTGGTGCGAGTTTGACAACTATATGATTGGATGCCTGATGAACTACTTGAAGACAGGACTTGTTAAATCAAAGTTTGTTAATTTGAAGATACGCCAACTGTCAGCAGAGACCTGCCATGAGTTTATCGAATGGTGTGGACTTGTAGATAATACAGATAGGAACGTAATGCTTCAACCTAATACAAGACTATATAAGAATGAATTATATTCTAACTTTATTGACGAGTATCCTGACTACGGGCCAAGGGGTAGGATGAGTATAAGTCGTACTAAGTTTTATAAGTGGCTTATATCTTATGCTATCTACAAGGAAGGAACAATGCCACAGGAAGACAGAGACCAACAGGGACGTTGGATAATTATCAAGAGTAAAAAAGATGAGGGATTAGAAGAAGCGCCATTCTAAAAAATAAAAAATGACAAACAAACAAATCGTTCATATAAGCATGGTTAACTCTTTTAACCTGATAACAGAGCGCAACACGTTAGAAGAGATTCAAGAGTCAAACATAACATTATTCGCTCATTCTCCTGAGGATGACATTACATATGAAACTTTAAAGATGATTATAGATTACTTTGAATCAATAGAGATGTATGAATATTGTTCTGATTTGATAGAGTATCTCAATCTGAATTTTAAAGAAAACGGTACAAGAATTGGAAGCTGTGAATGTAAATACCCTGTCATAAAAAGGTACAGCAGGAAAGTGTCCTGCGATTTCTGTAATAAAAGATTATTCTTATGATTGAAAGAAAGTTAGGGCATACAAACAAAGAGATGTTACAATACTGTGAAAGAATAAAAAAGATTGTATTATCTAAGACAAAAGTAAAAGTCGGGAAAGGTAAAAATATTGAGTATTGTGATATGTTAAAGTATAAGACTGACGAATCAATTATAAATAATATTATTGAGAGTCATAATTACTACAAAAAACTATACGAAGAAGAAATGAAAGCAGCAGATGCTCTTACTAATGGAGTCATTCAGTATAGAGATTATCAGAAAGACATCATCAAGGAAGGCGCAAAGATTATCGGTGAGCATGGCTTCTTATATCTTGCGATGGAGGTGCGTACCGGTAAGACGCTCACAAGTCTTGGCATTGCTGCGACGATAAAGAGCAACCGTGTGCTGTTCGTTACAAAGAAGAAAGCTATATCAAGCATCGAAGCGGACTACGAGAAACTTAATCCTCCATTCGCATTGACGGTCATCAACTACGAGAGCCTTCACTTGGTAATGGATAACGAGAGGTGGGACTTAATTATTTGTGATGAAGCACACAGCATGGGCGCATTCCCTAAACCGAGTGGAAGGGCTGAGTTGGTTGCAGAGGTGATAAGAAAGTACAGGCCACGAGTAATACTGTTATCAGGTACACCAACACCGGAGTCGTACTCGCAGATGTATCATCAGGTGTATGCGATACCAAACAATCCGTTCAGGGAGTTCAAAAACTTCTACAGGTTTTGCGATAAGTATGTAAACGTAAAACAGCGCAAGATAAACGGCCTGATGGTCAACGATTATAGCAGAGGGCACGACAGTATCCTGAAGCAGATGGAGCCATTCACGATTAACTATACGCAACAGGAGGCAGGGTTTGTAGCTGAGACAAAGGAAGAAATACTTGAGGTGGAGATGAAAGAATCAACCTATAAGTTGATTAAAAGACTCAAGAGCGATTTGGTTATTGAAGGAAAAGAGGAGACCATCTTGGCTGACACACCGGTTAAACTAATGATGAAGGTGCATCAACTTTGCAGCGGAACAATAAAGTTTGAGAGTGGCAACTCAATGATATTGGACTTAAGCAAGGCCGAGTTTATAAAGAGTCGCTTTGCAGGATGCAAGATTGGTATCTTCTACAAATTCAAAGAAGAATACAATGCACTCAAGCAGGTGTTTGGTGATGAATTAACATCTGATTTAAGTGTCTTTGAAGACACGGACAAAAACATTGCGCTGCAGATTGTATCGGGTCGTGAAGGTATCAGCTTAAAGCAGGCAGACTATTTGGTGTACTACAACATAGACTTCAGCGCCACGAGTTATTGGCAGAGCAAGGACCGGATGACAACAAAGGAGCGTCTTGAGAATCAGGTATATTGGATTTTCTCAAAGGGAGGTATCGAGAAGGACATCTACAAGGCTGTCACGAAGAAGAAAGATTACACAATCAATCATTTTAAAAAAGATTTTTATGAGTAACAAAATAGAAATAGTAGTAAACGGAGTCGAGTTTCAAGAAGTAAATGCAGCTGAATATATTATACACGCAGCAGAGAATCCATATCCTTTTTTAAATTGCATTAAAGGGTCTTGGGATAATAGTTGGACTTACAAATCATTAAGATTGGATGGAAAATTTTACGCACCAAAATATTTCTATGAGAAAGAAGAGTGAGCAGGATATACAGGCAGCTAAGATAAAAGAGTTGGAGGTGCAGGGTTACTACGTCATCAAGCTGAAGCTGACCAATAAGAACGGAATACCGGACATCATTGCTATACCACGAGACTCAGACGTATTGTTTGTCGAGGTAAAAAACGAGAACGGGAAGCTGAGTAAGCTGCAAGAGTTCAGAAAAAAAGAATTGGAAACCCACGGAGTAAAAGTGGAAGTATTTAACGGACAAAAAAAATAAGTTATGACAAACAAAATTATTAGCGGGTTGCTTTACTTAATTGTAATATTATTATACCAATTGTTTGGTAGTATAGAAAACGCTACTTTATTTTTATTTGCAGCGTGGCAGGTTGGATATTGGAAAGAATACTATACTAAAGGGTCGTCAAATTAACGATAACAAAAGTATTTGCGCTCGTTTTAATGGCGCAAATATTGTGTTGTAACATAAAAAATAAATACCATGTTGTTTGAAACTGAAATGGATTTAATTCGAGAGAAGAAAGCGATAGACTTATTCGTGAGCACATTCAATGGTTCGTATCAGAAACTCGACCCTTTTGATATTGACTACAAAATATTCGACAAGGATAAGAACCTAATCGCCTACGCAGAAGTGAAGGGCCGGATAAGGACAATGAAGATGGCTTACCCTCTTCCTGTGTCAGCAAAGAAAGTAGTTAAACTGATGGATAAAAGACTTGAGCCGGTACTCATATGGGCTTGTGATGATGGCATTATTTATGGACGGGTAATGAAATTAATTGGAGAAATAAAAAGGGGAGGTCGCCCTCCCCGGATTGGTTCTTTCACGGATGATGAATTGATGGTATATTACGAAAAACAGAAAGGATTAAAATACGTTAGGTACGTTTAATCTTCACCGAATTTGCGTGAACCAAATTTATCTTCTGAACTTTTTTTCTTTTTTTCTTGTTCACCAAATCCTTTAGAACCAAATCCTGACTCCTCTTTAGGGCTGTAGTTGTACATTCTATCTTTTATCTCACGCTCAAGTTTATCTTGCTTCTTTTTTTCATCACGTTCTTCCTTTGTATCTTCATAATACTCTGAACCTTCTCCAAAATTTTTCTCATACAACTCAGGGTTGTAGCGTTTTAACTCAGTCTTATTCTCATATCCTCCGAGTAAATCTTTTTCCTCATCCTTTTTACGCTTAGATTTTTTTTCAGCTTCTTTTATACTTGAGTAAATTGAATTAACAACTTCTTTTCTAACTTCCTTATACAAAGGAATTAGTCCTGCATGACCCAACAACTCTAACGGTATCCTTTCTTTTATGACACGGTCTTCTCTTTCTATGGCTTCTGCTTCTTTCTTTTCTGTCTCACCTGTTATAATTCTTTTTCTATTTTTAAAAATAAGAGCGCCCGTATTCAAAGCAGGAGCCATAGAGCCTCCCATATTCATTAACAATTGACCAAGATTATCATCCTTTCTATCGTCTCTTGGAATTAAGGAGTAGGCTATACCATCTTTGTATGGGTCATACTCTCCCTCTCTCAAGAAGTCAAGATAGTTTTCGTTTACCTCTTCAAGACCATAGTTTACAACCAACTTGGTAGCATTGCCAAAGTCTCTGCCAATTAACAAAGATGAGAATGTACTGAGTAGAGATTGACCAATCTTTTGGTTCAAAGACTTTTCTGTTTCTTCCTCATCCTCATCATCTCCCATGATACCCATAATACCGTTTGCCAACATCTGAGATAGCAACGTGTAGACTGTCATACGTGTGGCTACCGCAGCAAGCATTGCCGCACCTTGTCGCTTAGATAATGAACCGTCTCCAACCATTGCATAAATAGCTGTACGTGCTGTTACATATTCAAATATCAAGAACCGGGTCATGTAGTTATTAAAGTTGTTAAACGCTCTCGTAGTTGCACTTTGATTTGGTTTAACTGTTCCCTTCAATATCCCCATGAATGCATTATCAGTAGCACCTGTCATTACAGACTTTTGGTCAGCCTCTTTCTTTGCTTGCTCAATAACATCTTTGTTTGCAGACATATAAGCCTCGTCATTCTCTGCTATCTTTTTAAAGTCAACTTCAGAACCGCTGATTTTTTTAAACGCATTAGCAAATGAACCAAACCACATTGGCCTCATTATAATTTTATCAGGAGTGGATATTAAAGCATCTGCAGTTAACTCGATTACGTTTTGATATTTCTTACCGGTCAAGTTCCAAATCTGTTGCATCTTATTATACACCGGATTTTTTGAACTACGACCTTGAATGCCGCTTGATTGACTTAATAAAGACGTATCAACAAACTTCCCGGATAAAGTATCTGATGGGAATATTCTATTAGTCTGCTTACTATTTACATTCTTCATAATTAATGGAGCATCTGTAGACATGATTATGCCTTTATACTTTACTCCTGTATAGAATGATTTAGGGTCTGCTATTAAAGCAAAGGAAACGTTTGACGTTAACTCTGATAAGAATCTTCCTGTGCTTGCAAGAACAGAACGATAACCTTGCTTACTTATAAAATCAATTGCTTGGTCAGTAAGTGAGTTCTGAAGAATAGAGTTCGTCAAAAGATTGCTAACAGATTCTTCAAATGCATACTCTATTGCATTCTTTACCTCTCTCTGATTTTTTGGAAGTCTACCTTCTGCCTCCAAATCTTTTGTAACCTGATTGATTGTTCTTCTTGCGGTACGTATTGGTTCAGTCAGATGGTAATCTAACAGCACAAACTTAGCACCACGTTGCGCTGAAGCAAATACATCAAAGTTCAAAGGCTTTGCACCTTTCGTTCTTGATATTAATGACTTCGCTTTTGTTGATGGTCTTCTTGAATCGTTTGCCTGATTAAGAAAATCTGTAGCTGCACTTACATCAAGAGGCTCTGTTTCATGCAGCACATTCAAGTGTACGTAATTATTCAATGGGTCTATCGCATCTCCACGAATAATAGCAGCAGTATATTGTGCTGTATCTTTTAACGATTCATTTACTTCACGAATATCTTTTATCGCATCCTTCTCTGCTTGATTAAAAGAGTTGTATAATTTTTCAATGTCGATATTTCCGTCAACAGAATACTTGTCAAGAATTTCCTGCAGCATATTTGCATCACGCTCACCAAACCTTGACTTACCTGCGTCAATATGCTTGATGGTTTCTTTCAAGTAAGCAGCAGCCGGATTAACCTGTTCGCTTCCTTTGTTTGATTCGTACTCAAGCTGAATCATATAGGTCATCATCTTGAACTTCGACATCAACGTTGCATCCGGATTAAGTTTGAAAGACTTTGCTACTTTCATTTCTGCATTTTCCAATATAGCTTGAACTCTTTTTAACTCAGACTTAAATTTAGCCTCAGCTTCTGCGGCTTGCTCAAACAGTCCATTGAATATTTCTTTTGTTTTAAAGTTTCCGAATACTTGGTCGATATTGTTCAATGGATTTCTTCTTACCATTTCTGCAATACCACCCTTCTGACTTCTGATTACAGCAGCTTTAAACTTAGAGTAAAGCGCAGAGAACTTTAAAGGATTCGCAGCTTTAATGCTATTGACAATCCCTTTGCTACGAGGAATTGCATTTATTTTTTCTACCATTACCTGTGCATAATGCGGAAGGTAATTATTGTTGATGTTGTCTGCTACTTTCAGAAGATTTTTCAAATCAGTCAAATCTAACTTCATTAAAGACGAGCCTGTATTGGTAATTAAATCGGCTAATCTCTTAGCTAAATCACGCTCATCCCTTGATGGCAATCCATTACCATCAATTATTACTTGCCTTAATGCATCAATATATTCTTTCTTCTTTTCGTTAACTTCTTCTTCTGTTAATGGAGTAGCCTGTACTTGAGGAAGAATATCCTTCTTATACTTTCTAAGCAATTCAGCATCCTCTTCTGTAATCTCTTTCTCACTAAGCATTTTCTTGATAGAGTCTGCATAGTTCAACTCTCCATCCTCAAACACTTGGTTGTCTGAATTATTAAACATTTCAGCTAACTCATCAACTCTTGATTGCTCGTTGTTGATTTCATTTAAGATGGCATCAACATCATTCTTAACAACAGATTTCTCTTCAAGAGTAAGCACCTCTTGTCTTGCAGAGAACATATCAAGCAACTCTAAGTAGCGCTCAAGATATGTATCGGGTATCAATTCAGGATTAATTGAAAACAACTTTTGTAATGGCATCATTAAACCATCAGCAATACCAATCTTAGTTGCAATATTTTTTCTCGCCTTCTTCAATTTGCTTTTTGCAACATTTATTTTATTGTCATAGTCTGCATCAGAGAATACTTTTGCCATGTAGTCAACAAAGTTTGATACAGATATTTCATTCAGCAGATTAACCTTACCAAATCTTGAAATAATATTAGCCGCTTGAACAGGTGTTATTTTCCCTGTTTTAGCCAAGTCTCTTATTTCTTGAGCCAAGTCCTTTGCAACATCTCTTGACAGTTCACGAATCCTTGAGATGATTTTCAACTTCTCTGCTCTTGATACGTTTGTAATATCTTTTAATACACCAATCACACGACCAATTGATGCGGCTTTCCTTGGACCAACACCCATCTTAATACGTGCTTCACGCTCCATTATTTTACGCTGTGTATCATTCGCATTCTTATAGACATCAGAGTTGCGAATCATCGTCTCCAAGTTGGAAAGAATTTTCTTGTCATCAATATTTCTTGATTTTTGACGTGCAATTAAAGCATCTGCTTTAGTCATCAATGCATCATATTCAGCTTGTATAGGAAGCATCTGATTGATAGCATTGATACCATTGGTTATGTCTCTTACAGTTACATTGTTATCAGCAGCAGCTTTCTTAATAGCTTCCTGCAAAGTCATCCCGGCTTGAACCAAAGCCTTTATCGACTTAAGGATAACCTTCATCACAGGCAATGCGATGTTAACACCGAGCGTACCTTTCTCAAAGTTCTCAATATCTTTAATGAGATTATCAAGACCATCAATTATTTTCTGACCGGTACTTTTATTGTTTGGGTCTAACTGCATCAGTTCGTCCAATGCACCTTGAACCTCCTCAATCTCCGGCTCAACTTCCGCTTCTGCTTCTTTCTCGACATCTATTTTAGAAAATTCCTCAGGAAGCAAACCGATTTTTTGGTCAGCAAAAGTAGTCATCTCGTAAATCTGATTAGTTAAAGCAAGAGCCTCTTTAATCTTTCCTTCTTCTCTTAATCTTCTTGCTTCATCTCTCAGTCTATTTGCTTTATCATTAACTCCTGAAAAGTTTACGTATGAGTTTTGTCCACGAGTCTCTGTCGTCATTGCTCTTCTTGCTAAAGGAGAGAACATACGAGCATGAACATTCCATGCATTCTCTTCTCCCAATGCGCCAAATCCGTTACCTAATTCAGCATGACCAAAGAAGTCGTGAACCGCCCTAAACAAATCATTAACAAGCATAGGTTGCCCATTAATGTCTGTGAAAGAAGTTTTAGCAAGTAAAGGATTTTCTTTTCTTAATCTTTCAGTAATTTGGGTACTACCGAATCCTGATTCTGTAGAAAATATTTTGATGCGCTTGTTATTTCTCAAGTCATCAATCATCTCCTGAGAGTTAGCGTAAGGCTCTTCGTTGTTTATTTCAATAACATATCCTGCATCTAAGAATGCTTTATATTGTTCAATCGTTTCTTTTACCAATGCGCTGTAAGCCTCACGAACTTTAGCGTTATTTGGCGAATGCTTCATAGCCTCAAACGCATCGCTTATTCTTTTGGCTCTTGCTTTATCGAGTTTCCTTGTCCCTTTGAAAGAAGGTCTTTTAACTCCGAACGCTCTTTGATAATATCTATCCGCAATTTCCGCAACTGTCTTGAGGGGCTCGTTAAAGAGTCTGTTTCCGGCTGCAGGTCTTCTTGGCTCAACGCCCGAGTATTCTTCAACTGTTGTTCCTTGGAAGGCTGCATCTCTTTGGATTGCCTGCTCAAGGGTCTCACCGAAACCTTTCCCACGAGACTTAAGTCGGGACCCATCGCCTTTAATTCCTCTAATAATTTCCTTCCTTTTTCCCTTGTCGACATATCTTGATTCTGTTGGCCTGTATTGCTGTTGTTCATAATTTATATTTTTTTCGTCCAATACTCTTACAAAGTTACCGATTTTATCTTGAAGTTGAGCATCTGCGAAGTCAAGAACGTCAGTAAATGTTACAGTTGCTTCTGTTTCATTTATGCTAAAGTTGTATATACCTGCAGCTTTCAAAGCATTAATCGCTTCGTCAACATTGCTTACTTTAAACCGGTACTCGTTTGTATTATGCGTAACGTCTCCCTCGTTAACGTATTGCGCTGCTATAGAAGCCTCTTGAACTTCAGGTGCAAGTGTTGCTATCATCGCTGCAAACTCTTCAGCTTGGTCTAATGTAGCATCCTCAAAAGTTATCTGATTGGATATTTCAACAATCTCTTCTCCTGCATCATTTTTATAACCTCCAATCACATCGTCTATTATAATTTTTGGTATTCCGATTTGCTGTGCAAGCTGCACCAATGTCTCTTTGTAAGACTCGTATTCAGGACTTTGCCTTAACTGCTCGGCCTCTTGAACAGTTTCAATTCGGGTATTGAAGAATGGAGCAATGTTAACTCGTGTCTTTGAAGACACTACTTCTTCTTGGACACCTTCTTGGGTAGCGACTTGAGGTTCTGCTTGGGGTTTTCCTTCCTCCATCGTTTCGCTAATTCCGGCTGTTGGCTGAATAGGTACTTGACCTGTTGTTTGCTTTTGAATGGCATCTTGTTGTATTTTTAATGTTTGTAATTCAGTTTCTAATTCGGTTCTTTTATCAACAGTATATGCTACAGGATTTTCAGGACTAAGCAAATACTCTATTTCGGCAATACGCTTAGTGCGCTGTTCGGTTATATCAGGAGTTTCAATAGTGACTTGCTCTTGAGTCGCATCTTGGCTTAGTTTATTTAATTGTTCATTAATTTGGTTTATCCTCTCTCTCTGAGGCTTTACCAATGATTCATCCTTCCCTTCTATAGAGGCTTCTATCTCCTTCCTTTCCCTCAAAAGATTCATGGCCTCTTTCTTCCCGTTGATATTTAACCCCTCAGGAATCGTCCGGAACAAGCCTGCAGACGACCTGTAGTTATTAAGCGTTTGAGTGGCCTGCTCCATCGTTATCTCACCTGCATTCACCTTGTTTTTAAGGTTAACGATAAAAGCACTTTGAAGGCTTTCATCATTTGCCATTGCTTCAAACATTAAGAACTGTTCATCAGACATTCCCTTAAAGCCCTTATCCGTGTACGCTTGAGACACAGCAGAAGGTACGCCTAACACAAAACCACCAATAGCTTCTTGAGCACCGGCCTTTACAATATCAACAACAAATTCTCCAATAGACTCCGGAGTGTTAAACATCTTCATGTATTCTCCGTTAGCATTCTTCTTGTCTTTTATGATATTGTAAACCTCTTTAATTGTGGTCTCAGATATTTGTTGCGCTGCACCGGTTTCAAATTCAGCAAGACCGGCCGCACTCATTGTAAGTACGCCACGAGCAAGCATACTCTCCACATCTTCTCTTACAAATCGAGCAAACGACTTGGCTGTCATGTTTGTTCCCGACCTTGTTAATGCTCTTGCAACAAGACTATTAAGCAAACCCTTGCTGCCTATTACATTTCTAAAACCAAACTCTTCCAACACAGCACCGGCAATACCAATCGGAGCAACAACCATGGTTTTCTCATTCTCAGATACGTCTTTAAAGTCAGAGTCTTCAGCCATCTCTTTAAAGACATTATCTGTAACCTGAGAATACATATTTGCTGTTCGTTGAGCCCAAGCACCACGACCCTTAGCTGCTATAATAGCGGGCAAAGACTTTGCCACACCTAAAAATGGACCACCCCAAAAGTCTTGCTCTTTTAATTTTGACCATTGAACGGTAGTAGAAGCATCGCCTAAAACTTTTCTGTTTGACTCCCGTAGTTGCTGAAGCATACCTTCCGTTCCTTCCTCACCATAAAAGACCCTTTTCTTTCTGTCATCTTTTTCTTCAGCAAGTAACTTTTCTCTTACATCTTCAGGCAAAGTATAGTACCAATTCTTAAACTGTTCTTTTAATGCGTTTATTTTTTGAACCTGCTTATTTCTTGCTTCCCTATCTCTATCGGTCTTATTAGGCATTGTCTTTAACTTATCATCCTCTGCCTTTATTGCGTTAGAAATATCCGGAGTTGAATAACCTAACTCTTTTGCTCGATTAATAATGAACTCTTGTGCATCAGGGGCTCCAATCTCCACGCTTTCGGGAGTCATATTAATACCAAAATTGGTCCACCTTCTATATCCACCTGCAACCATCTCTCCAACTCCTTCCAACATAGCATTGGGTATACCTCCAAGCCAACTACCTTGTTTTGATTTTGCTATGGTATATTTACCAACAGCAACATCCAAGGCTTTTGATTTGGATTGAATAGACTCTTCTTCAGTTAACAGGGAGTTCATTTCCGTAGACAATGCCAATCTCTTTTGTTCCAATTGGGTTAATTTATTTTGGAACTCAGGAGTGTTTCTTTGTTCAATAGGAGTATTAGCTAATGCAGTTGCTTCTGATTCATACTGCGACTTCTTTACCAAAAACTCTTTCTGTTTTTTATTCAACGCAAGAGCAAAGTCATTTATTTTTTTAACCTCATCGTCAACCTGCTTCTGCGAGTTGAATTTCTTATCCTGCTCCTTCATTGTTTTTTCAAGAGCATACAATCTTTTTTGAGGAGTATTTTGCTTGATAAAATCTTGCAACTTCTGAGCCTCATTTGTAGACTTTGCATTTCTGAAATTGTCCAATGATATTTCTATCACCTTACCGTTAGGAGAAGTTACTTTCATGTAATCACCCAAAGCCCCGGACTCTTCAAATTTGAATCCTAAATCACCAAACTGATATTCCATTTCAGGAACAACATATTCTTCAGTCTTATTGACAAGACCTTTATTAATTGACGACAATCTATCCTTGAGATATTGACTCTCTCCTGCAGTTGGTTTTACCGGTAACTTATCAAAAATTTCTTCAGCCGCTTTTATCTCAGCAACTATTGGAGCATCCTTCTTAATCTGAGCAATTTTCTTCTCTGCAAATTGAGGAGTAATTGGCTTTTGTACAAATGAAATGTCAGAACGAATTGGGGCTTGTTTCTGAACAGCTTTTAAACTTATTTTAGGTTTAACCTCTTCAGTTTCTTGTGGCACCAATCCACCACCGGCCAATGGTAATTCCGTAATACTTTCTTTTTTTTTTGCTTCTTGAGGAATAGCTATTTGAGAAATTGTAGCAGGCTTATATGTATTAAAAAAAGTTTCTTTATCCTTAATAGTAAGGCCATCTCTAAGAACAACTTCGTAAACTTTTTCTCTGTACGAATTGTCTTGAGAGTATTGAGTTTTAAATTCTTCAAATGTTTTATTAGTTTTTCCTTCCCTAATTAAAACGTCATATAACTTCTGTAATTCGTCCATTGTTATTTTTTATGAGTATTACAATTCAGGTTCTACAGCCATCCCCCCACTATTATCATTTACGAACTTTTCAACGTCTTCCTTAATCTTTTCTCCACGCTCTCCAAAAGCCTTAGAAGTATATGTAAAAGTTTTCCCGTTAGGGGCGGTCACTAAAATAGTATTACCAAAACGACCACCCTTATCTTCTACTTTAAATCCTGCAGGTAAAGATGACTGTAAGTTTTTTGAGGCTATTGACGATTCAAGACTAACTGCTGTTGAAGGCATAACATAATTAACAATAGCAGTAGCTGTTTCTCCTTGTCTTGACGAAACAATGCCTTTGTACTCTTCTTTACTGAGTCGTCCAAATCCTGAACCTCCTCCTCCTGCCATCATAGCTTTTTTCCTATCTACAACACCATGCAACTCCACACCTGCTGCAGAAAAGTCTCCAAAATTAACAGGATTGCCACTTGCGTCAAGATAACTAATAGGTCTGTTTTTCTTAGAGTCTTTATATCTTAATAAAATTTTACCGGGCTGAGACATATCAATTGCTACCAATCCTTCTTCTTTAGCCATAGGAGTTCCTAATAAAATATCTGCAGCTGCTTTCTTTTCAGCAGCTGTTTTACCTGTATATAATTGATTCCATGCACCTGAAGCTAATTGTTGTATTTTTTGTTTATCACCTCTAACAGCCTCCCATTCAGAAGGCTGTCTGCTCTCTTGTAATTGCGCTTGACCGGTTGCATTTTGTTTTTGAATCATATCATATTTTGCACGAACCTCGTTTCTCATAAATTCATTAGAAACCTTTATTTGTTCTTCATTAAATTCGGGCATCGGTCTTCCCGTTGCAGGGTCAACCTTTATTAACACCTTCTCAGGATTCGCTTTAGCATCTGCGGCATCATATGTAAACGTATATTGCTTCCCGTTTGGAGCAAACTTCTTACTATTAGTAAGCACAGAAAGTCTATTAAAAGGATTTGCAAGAGACGCACTTATCATTTGATTCTCTGCATCTATGAACTTGAACATTATACTTTTTGTCTCCGGGTCTATGTCAACTCTTTTTGTAATATCTTCAACAGATGTAATAACACCACCTCTTGATAAAGTACCAAAAACAATACTTGATGTTTCCTCTTTGCCTAACGAATTAGCAAATGCATCGGTAACAGCATTTGTATTAAATCTATCATATCTACCTGCTATATTATTTCTTAATGCATTGATAGTAGTAAACTCGTTAGGGTTTTTGTTCATTGTAAAAACCTGCTTACCATCAACTGTCTGCATTTCTCTCATAGCAACACTAACCGTTCCGTCAGTTGGATTGATATACAATTGAGACTTAGTAAAGTCTCCAAACTTCTCAGCTTGACCATTTAACCAAATCTCAAAATCTTGCGAATCATCTTTCTTATATCGTTCCATCTTATCGGCATAAGATGTATTAAATTCTTTAACAAGGTCAAACGCTTGCTTTGTTCCATCGATAAGATTCTGACGGCTGACAATATAATCCTTTAGCTTCATGGCACCGGACTTTAATAGTCTTTCCTGCATCAGCATATACTGAGAGGCATTATCTCCATATTCTAAAGCCCATTGGTTTATCCCTTTATGCTGTCCTTGCGGGGCATTAGCCAACTCTATACCAAATCTTCTTGTTGCCTCGTCAATAGCCGCCTTCTTTTCCTCTCGGATACGCACTTCATTTTGAAGCATATCCGTCATGTTCTTGCCGACCTCAGCCCAATTTATCTGAGAGTCCGCACTTCGTTCTGCATATTTATAGTATGTTGCCATTGAGAAATTTTATAATTAGTTTATTTAACTAATGGAGGATTAAAAAGTAAATCTTCTCCTAACATATATTTTGGAGAAAACTGCGTAAGCCCCTTTCGCTGAGTGAATAATCCAACCTGCTGCGCTCCAATCTGACGGATAATTTTCGGGTCTATCTTACTCATAAAGTCTTGGTATTGACTCCTATTCATACCTGATACCTTGCTAAAATCAATACCATCAACGGTACCCATCATACCTATATCTGCTTGTAGCTGCTCAGGAGTCATACCTGCTTTTTGAGCAAGTTGCTCTGCAGCGTTAAACTGTTTAACAGCCGCTGACTTCTGATATAATGGAGCAAGAGAAGCAACCTGACTTCCTAAACTCACAACACCCTCCATACCTTGCTGCATAGCCTGAGCACTAAGTTCAGCTGCATTAGCCGCAGCTAATTGAGCACCTGCAACTTCTTCCAAATCTAATTGAACACCAATATCCCTGAGCCTGCCCTCTTCCTGTGCGGTAAGTCTCTCAAGACCGGCCATCTCTTGACCCATGGCTGTTCTAACTCCGGCCTGACCTTCCTGCTGTGCCATTTGTATACGTCCTGCTGTGGCTGCGGCACCTCTTTCACTCTCAACACCTGCTTGTATAGCCTGAGCGCCCTGAGATAGCAATGCCTCTCTCTCTAACTCGTATGGTTCTTTTTGAATGGCTAATTTCTCATAGACATTAATCTCAAGTTTTTTACGAGCCTCCTGCATAGCCTCCTCTGCATCACGTTCAGCTTGCTTCATGGCTCTCTTTTGTTTGCCTGCCTGAGCAAACGACATTCCGGTAGATGCAGCTGTTGCCGCTATGCTTACTCCTGCTAAAATAGCTGATGTTGCAATTGCCATATTATAATTTTTTAATCATTTCACTTGTGTATGAATCGCCCTTTATATAACCGAGTTCCTCATACGTATTTATAAGACTCTCGTTCTTTATCAAGGCGTAGACATATGAACTGCCTGCATCTTTGCATATTTTCGTCAAAGAAGAAACCAATAACATAAGTGCCTCTTTTCTTTTTGGCTTATCCCTGTATTCTCTGTTTGAGATAATCCAATCAACCCATGACACCTTCGAGTTTGTCAGATACATAAACCCGGCACAAACAGGTGTATCGTTATCGTAAACAATAATGCCGCCTTTGCCATTATTCGGAAGGAAATCTTTATTAGGAGGAACCCATCCCCACTGCTGCCACCAACCCATAAGAGTCTCTTCGTAATCAACTTCGTTCAGTTCTCGTATAAAAAATTCCATATTCCTACAAATGTATTGAATTTAAGGAAAACTTTTCATAACCTCTGTCTGTACAACAAACAATTCCACCTTACTTGTGGATGAGTTTGTAATATTAAAAATACAATAATGCCCCAACACGCCATGCGACTCAGCTACAGAATTTTTGATATACAAAAAGAATGCATCCTGAATCGGTATTGGAACAGTTCCGGGTATTGATGTATTAATTGTTAATTGGTTTATGTTGTTTGGGAGGTCTACAGTTATAGCCGTAACCCTGCCGGCAAGAACAGGAGTAGTATAAGGAGGCAAGGAAAAGTATAAAAGGTCGCCAATGCTGATAATACTGCCAATTGAAATGGTAAGCGGAAACTTAACAATATTTCCACCTGTTACTTGGGAACTTCTTCCAATACCATTTACGCTTCTCAATGCAAGTTCGCCAATTGAATTATTGCGAACAAAAGCAAAAAATGCAGCCTCCTTTTTCTCAAACCAATTCGCTTCAATAAATCCTGAAAACTGTAAGTCAGTCTGTAATGTAACGTCCCATTTGGCATCTCCTTCCAAATTTATCGTCTTAAATAATTTGTTCTCAAGAGGAGATGCATTGAAAACACTTTGAAGTGTAGCCGGAGTAAAGGCTCCTGCAGGGTTTCCAATCTTTATAAACCAAGGCGTATAAAAAGTATTTCTACTTTCGTTTACATTGTGTCGATACAAGTCCCCGCCTTTGAAAGTGTAAAAATAATTATTCATTCCTATCATCCAATCAGGATAATAAGAATAAAAAGAAACCCATCCATCAACCATGTCACTATATGATAGCGTATAATTTGCCATAGTTATTTATTTTATAGACACCCTGCATCACAAGATGTAAATATATCTAAGTTTAATGTTGTCCCTAAATCAGTATTCAACACAGTATAAAGTGTACTTGTTAATGTAGTTGAAGATACCAAACAAGAGGAATCGTTAATAATTCCTAAACAAATTGCATTAGCCGTATCACTTGGAGATGTACACCCGGTTGCAGTTGCTACAACACCAATTACATCATCTTCGTATACTGTGTAGGTCCCGCTTGATGATGCACTCCTACTCTCAACAATAATACCATTTACATACAAATCCATTGTTCCTACTAAATCTGTATCTGTAAAAGTCCAAGATAATGTAGCAGACGTTGCAGGGCAATTTCCTATAGCTATTACAACACCAAAACTATTAACTTCAAACCAATCATTCCCCCCTGAAATAGAACCTGATGCTCTATAAAATCCCTCTTCAAGAGTTGTTGTTGCACAGGAATCAGTAGTTATAGTATCCCCAAGGTTTATAATACCCGATGGGCTATAATAAGTTTCTGTCTCACCCAACAAACAACACGTAGCAGACGATACAGCCGATACGCTTGCATCAAATGGTATATATGAAGGGCATATCTGTTGTGGCAACAAAACACCATCAAGCTGCTGCCTAACAATAACACCTTCAGCGTAATATCCGTCAGCAGAAATAGTAGTCAATGATGCATCATCAAAAACAGATGTTGCTGATGCGAGAGAAGGAGCGTTTAAATAATATATTCCACTTGTTGCCATATAAAATTTTATTAAAGAGGTTCGGTACAATTACAACAAACATCTATTATACTTTCACTTGAATAACAAAGTTCAACAGGAACAGATTCTCTAAAGTCCCATATTAAATATAAATAATCTTGCAATCCCGGAACAGTAAAGTTTGCGAAATTATACGCACCTCCTCCTTGATTTGGAGTAGCCGTAGTTGCTAATCCTAACAAAGTATTAATATCTAACGGGTTATTGTTATATAGTGTATCTGATACATGATACCTAAACGAGTCACTTGCAGGGTCAAATACAAATGTATCTGTAGCAAACTTATTAGAAATCAAACTAACAACACTTCCTGCGGGTGGGAATCCACCTGACCCTACAAAACTTGTTGCTGCAGTATACTTCGATACAAGAGGAGATGTTGTCCCTGAAGCAAAAGTTACAAGACTTGATTGCAATGGAGACGTATATGAGCCGCTTACATACCTATATTGGGTATGTACGGTTTGGCCTGAATCAAAATCATTAGTCAATACTATCTGAACAACTGTTAAAGATTGAGCCTGACAACAATTTGCAAGTACATTTAAGACAATATCACCTGTATAATTTATTGTAATGGATACAGTCTCAGCAGTAATACTATCCTTGTCAAAGGTAATTACACCACTCTCATTAATAAACCCTGTAGAATCTGTTACTCCATTATAATCTATTGCAATCTCAAAAGACCCCCCTTCGCTTATTGAAACAACTGTATATTCAATGTCAGCAATACCTATGGTTGGGCCTAAATCAACACAATACTCAATTGTTTTAATTTCTTCTTCTAATGTTGTTAATGTAAATGTTTGAGATATACCACATTCTAAACACTCAGGATTATAAGGAAGACCAACTTCATTGCTTGATAAAACATACTCATTCATGTAAGGGTCAAACCCTCCAAGTTTCTGAGTATTAAAAGACTCGTTGAATGTATCTCTGAACCAAGTTCTCATGTTCATGTCTGAGATAACTTTCAATTGGTCTTGCGTGTATGAATCGCCTCTTAATTGCAGAACGGCTCCACGCTTTATATCGGTGAAGTATCTGTCGTAACCCCATTGCGTGTAACTCTCCGGATTGAAACTGATACCATACTTCTCTGTCCGGGCAATCTGTGTTCCCAATACCTGAGGTACTGATGCAATCACACCGCCACCGGTAGAGTCTGAAATCAAATTCTTGTCGGCCAATACGTAAGAGATTTTATCCTCCTGAAGAACAAGAACATCAGTCTGTCTTCCATCAATCACATAAATATTGCCAAACGACGGCTCTAATACTTTATAGTTAAGAAGACCTAAGTTAAACTCATTAAGTTTATTAACGTTTGATTCGGCACTATAAACACCACTATATGTAATATCGGCAAATCGGTCAGCTTCTTTGTAATCCTGAGCCGACACACTTGTAACTCTATTGCCAAGATTAAATGAGTTCCCAACAATAGAGTCCCTTATCTTATAACTTTCTGCTCCGTTTCCAAACGCAAAACAATTAAAAAACTTAGTATCTATTATTGCGGGGACACCATTTGGTATATCTTGGTCTTGTATATTACCCATGTGATTGCCATCTACAATAGCAAAAGACATTTCGTTTTCAAAAAACACATCAGGCAATGCATCACTTGGAAGAGTTTCAAATATCAAAGTTTTATCAGAACGAAACACAGTTATGTTTACCTCTATATTTGATGCACGAGACAAAGGATAGTTGATACCATTACAAGGCAACGTTCCTGTTACCATCAATTGCAATTCATTGGTAGTAGTGTTTCTATAAAATCTATAATAGTTAGTACATAAAGCAGTTGGTATATCTCCTAATGTATTCGTTATGCCGGATACAAATTGATTATCCGGAACGCACTGACCTGCTCCTGCGTAACGTATGCCATCATTTAAAATTTGTTGCACGTTATCACCAACAAACCAATCATACATATTATCGTATGAGTTAGAAGATATTAATGTCTTCTCCAATAAGTTTCTTCTCTCTTCACAATTATTACCAACACCACCTCTCGACTGTTTAATACTTAATACTATCCTGCTTCCTGCAGGAATATTATAGTCAGAAAATTCCCACGTAGGATTCAATGGGTCAAAACCCGCAGTCCTCACAGTATTCATTGGATAATATAAGATAGGGAACGGGCCTCCTCTTGGAGAAGTTTTTGTTATTTTACCCGGTGCAATAATTGCCAACTCATCCTGAATTATATTGAAGCTGTTTGGATTAATCTTCATGTATACACCTGCAGGAATTGGAATTAAAACAGAAGGGTCTAATACACTTGGTATCTCAATAAAGTTTGAAGCCTGAGCAGACTTCTCAAGAACAGTAGCATACACGCAAGATGTTGTAGCACCGTTTGAATCTGCCTTTACAATTAACCTGTCTCCCACTTCAATCTTTCTTGCATTTTCTCCTTCAAGAAGAAAGTATGCATTATTGGTTAATGGGTCTTGGAAAAATATGCTGCAATAAATTGTCTCATAATTCTCTTGGTCAGGCTTAATTACAAATTTGTATCGTGTAGCCCAAGCCGGAGGCAATTGTGTTGGAGGGATTGTTACCTGAATAGAGTTTTTAAAAGAAGAAAACCCACAAGGAATATGTTCTGTATTATTTGGACTTACGAGAGCCGTAGTTGCTCTATTAAAATCATCCATATACACAATGCCAATCTCGTAATCTCTGTTGCTATGTAAACTTTGTGGATTAGCAATCTCCTGAAATGTAGCTTCTGCAAAAGAAACATCATAGTATTCATATACCGTTTGAGTAGGAGTAATCAAATTGTCTACGTATCTCATTGCCGGAAACTGAAATCCTATTATACTGCTTGATGGTGATGTTACTATTAGAATAGGCTGATTAACTGCGCTTATCCCACTGCCATTTTTTGTAAGCGTATCCAAGTTATTAGGAACCGCACAATTAAATGAATCAGTAAATGTTATTCCGTTACAGGCATTTGCAACAGGCTCAATATTAGCAGTAGTACCTACTGCATTTTGAAATTCTACACTTGTAGCTAACTCATATACAGATGAATAATTCTTTGATAAGAAAAACGAAAAGTCAAGTTGAAGGTCATCTGTTGTCTCAGTAGGGAAAGGAGTTTGTCCGGAGAATTGTGCGTGGCCTATGGTAAGTGAAATACTTATTGCAGAACCTGCAACCAAATTCTGACCTGCTAAGTCAATAGTAAGCGTAGCATTAGGAATACTCACGCTTCCATTGATGGTATAATTGCCTGAACTTAGCCCGTCTGTTATACTCGTATTACCAATAGGAGTAGAAATTAATTCGGTAGTGTACTCAAACTTAACAGGAGCACCAAATATATCTATCAAATCATAACCCTCTACATAATTGCCATACATTAAACGGTTGCCCATAATTGTCTGAGCCTTCGCATAACGAGGGACATTATCATATAACCTTAATAATTCAGCTTCTGATAATATTGTAAAAATCTTGCTGTTAGTAAAGGTATATTGATACTCTGTATTATCGGCAAGTCCTAAGTTTGACTTATCAAGTTTTTCAATAATCTTTATTATGTTCCCATCAGCTTTCTTAAATAACAAGTCAACACCAACAACAAGCGGACCGCCTGAGTTATAAGTAATAATTGCTGAGTTGCAAAAATTGGTCATGCCTTCGTTCAAAAAACTATCAATGCTAAAGCTAAAAGGATTAGGCACGAAAGCAGGCTGAGACCATTGAGATGTTGCACTATATTCACCATCAGCATATTTGTACCTATAAGCAAAACAAATAAATCGTGTATTCAAATAGTTCTCTTGTCCGTTTGTCACAAAAGGTTGAACTTGAGGCGATTGCACAGGTGGCTTCTTGATAACAAGTAAAGACTCTGCAGATATTTGGTCAATATTTAATATTGGATTTGGATAGTTCCTTTTTATATTAATACACCTCGGTGCATTATAATCATCGGTAAAAAATAACAAGTCTTCCAATATGTCAACACCGGTGATGAGATAATTTGGGTTAAAATTTAAAATTGTATTCACGCCTCCTCCATCATCTATAGAAACAACAAGGTATGTAAGGATGTTTGTAAACACATTATAAGAAACAATCAAATCAAGTTTGCCTGTATTACCTACAGGAAAATTATTATCGTGAACAAACCAATAAATGGTTTCTGTCGCACTGTCTTGTATGGCACCAATACATCTTGCTGTTGAACTAAGTGGCGTTCCATCAATATAAGCAAGAGATGTCAGTGGAATATTTCCTTTTGTATTCTCAATAACACCAATTTCAGAGTTCTCAGTAGAACCCATCCTAATATTCATAGCATCCACATACTCGCCTTCAGGAAGTAGTCTTTCATCAACTACTTTATTCATTTTTCCCGCTATGAAATTCCTTGTAATTTTTGCCATTTTATTTTATTTGCTTGTCCATACCTCTTAAATTCATCAACAGTCTTCCCGGATGAATATTACTGATTCTGATTTTTGCATTTCTCAATAGCGCAGCTTTCTCTTTACGGGCACGAGCAACAATGTACTCTTGCACACCTAACTTTGAATTGAGTATTTCATATTGAATGTAAGCGTAGACATACTTTTCAAACAACTTATTTACTGTTATTCTTGAATTATCTCCACCCTCCATGCCATCTGAAACATACTCAAGAATACAAGACAGCCCGGACATTGATGAATCAAAATTAATCACTCCGCTTTTACGGTCAACGTTAAACGTAGGATTGAAGTTTGCCGTCTCTGTATTGAGGCCATAAGCTGCACCGATGTTTCCTTCAAAGTACCACATACCATCATAGTTCCAACCTAACTGACCATTGAATTGATTTCCTTGGTTAAGATAGATGCTCTTCTTGATGTGAGTCAAACGGTCATAATCAATTTCGGAATATTGAGGAGATAAAGCGTTCCCATTTTGGTCAAATAAAATTCGTCCTGTATTATCCTGTAAGTACGCTTTTGATGAAATTGTTTGAATGTTTTCAGACAAAGGACGAAGCCATCCGTCTTTATATAATGAAATACGTACCCAATTTACAAAATCAGATGGTAAGATATACCTAAGCATATCGGGCACCGTTAACTCCAATACTTTTATCTCTTTAAATGCATCGTAATTCAATTCCTGAATAGCACGTTTTGCATGGAATAATATCTTATATCGCTCTTCATTGTTTACTAAGGAATGGTTTCCCGAGTACATTAACAAAAAATTATTTACAATGTCTTGAAGACTTATATATTGATAAGAGCCCCAATTGCTATCCTCAGGAGTAACACCCCCGTTCTCGTAATATTGATATTGTGAAATATATGCCATGGTTTATTTTTTATGGATTTTGTTCTTGCTGTTGTTTTGCAAAACCAAATTGAGCAACCTCTGATTCTCTTATAGATATACCACAATACTGAAGAATCCTTGTTACTAACTTATATTCATCTTCAGTAGGCAACTCAAAGTCTTGATAGTCTAACTGTGATTGGTCAAACACCGGCTCCCCATTTGATAATGTAATATATGTCCATTTTGGATTTTTCGGAAACCGAAAATAAGTAGCCTCTACCTGACCTTTATTTGCTATAGTTAAAGGGTAAAACGCAATGGTCTCACCTTGAAGAACATAGGCGGGATATTCGTTTGTCGGTGGCGTTAAATTTGAATTATTCAATAAGAGTATCTTAGAATTAAGAACTTTTTCAGCCTGCACCTTTGTTGAAGCAGAAAAGATTCCATAACTATTTCCTGAAGCTAAGAATATATTTGAATCTAAAATTATTGTAGTATTATTTAATACAGATTGTACGGTTGATATTAGTCCTGTAGTAATATTAGTAACAATATCACCGGGCAAAATACCATCTGTTGTGAAAGTTGCTGTACTATCAACCAATCTACCACTTATAACAGATGTATTCGTACCTATTTTTAGTGTAATAGGATAGCACTTCAGGTCTAATAACATATAAGACAGATAACCTGTAGTAGTTAACGATGGAGCAGAGAAAATATTGCCTTGAACTTTTGACAAATAGTCTGTTCTTAAAAAGCCTTCCATTGCCTCAGCAATCGGCTTGCTCCTGTCGGCATAATCGGTGCCTGCCATACGAGCGTTCTCAGCATTTATTACTTGATTGTAAGCGTCAAAATACTCTTCGTAAATTTCCATCTGAGCATTCTGAGCATACAGATTAAAGTCAGAAGGAGAGATATATCCGTAGTTGTTTTTGTTCAACACGGACAAGACCATGTTTCTTACAGAATTTATCATTTTTATATTTTCAAACAAATATACATAAAAAAAAGGGGCACAATATGTACCCCCCTCGATTGCTGCTATATTGATTATGACCTTACGACATAGCCGCTTCCAACATTTTAAGAGAGTCAATGCCCTCATCACTCTGTAGGAAGTGAGCCGTCATTTGATATGGGTCTTCTCCGTATGGGACTGACAGCATTTTCTTTTTATTTGAAGAGGTATTATACCAAACCTCTTTATCATTATTTCTTAAAATTAGTAATTTATTTTCAAAGAACAAATGAACCTTGGCCTGAAATTTTAATTCAGGGTCATTAAGAATATTTAAAAACTCTTCCGGCTCATTCTTGGCAAATACCAAAATATCCCGTCTTAGTTCTGCAGTTGTCACTGTTGATGGGTCTTTACCAAATAACACACGTGTAAGGGTCTCTATTTGGTCTACAGCTAAATCTTTAGCTTCTACCATAGCTTTAATCTGAAGGTCCAAATCGCTCACTTCAGCTGCCGCATCCTTCTCCTTATCTACCTCTGAAAATACAATTCCATTTAGAGGATGGTAATGAAGGAACTCCTGTAATACCGGATTGTTCTTTGGGACTCTTAAAAATCCGTCTTCAAATATAATCGGCTCAATAATCGCATTCCCGTCCTGTTGGTCTTCAAATGGAGACTTCTGATTGATTGCATATCTTAATGCACGATTAACGTTATTCTTTTCATCATACCACATTAATGGGTATCTTGGATGATTCCTTGAAGCTAATGTGTACGATAGAGGGTTGCCTGTTTTAAGTTTATAAACTTTATCTGTAGGCACTAATTTTTTTTCACTTATTGACATTTTATTGAATTTGATTTGATTTAAAAAAAGGAGAGTGTCTTTGAAGACACCCTCCATTGGGCTAACTTATCTACTATCCATAACGGAACAATACAAAGTTGTTTGCACCTAAGGTACATACACAACGCTCAGACAAGAAGTTTACCTCCATTGCATCCAAGTCAGAGTTGTTTGCACCTCCGGCAGAACCTGTAATCCAAGTCTTATAACGTCTGTCTTCTGCTTCAGAAGCACGATAGCGAACGTGCAAGAAAGGACGCTTGGCGTTCTTGCCAAGGATTTGGTCGTATACTGAGGTAGAACCTGCAGGAACTAACAAACCGGTAATAGTACCTGTTGCAGTTGCAATTGTAGTATTAAGACCACCACGCATTGTTGGGTCGTTCAGATATTTCCAATCAGACTTATAAAAGTCATAACCTCTGCGGAAACCTGTGAAACCTAAGTTTAACGCCATGTCAACATCATTGTCAAACAGACCATAAGATGCAGCGCCTGCAGCGTTAGCACCATTGTATCCGTTCAAAGTAGCCAACATATTGTCGATGTCAAAACTCAAACCACGGTTTACAAATACAACGTTTTCTTCGATAGCACCTTGCTTATCCAAACGAGAAACGATAGAATCCCAATCAGACAAACTTGTTGGAGTACCACCGCCCCAAACGTTGCCTCTGTTATTTACTACGTAGAATACCCCTTCAGAACCCATCATACCTGCAGTTTTAGCACCTGAACCTACAGCAGCAGGAACAGCTTCAATCATTGCAGTTTCAAGATAATCTTCAAAGCGAAGACGAGTTTCGTGCTCTGATTTTAAATACCAAAGATACCCGGTAGCACCGTTTTCTGTGGTTACTTCAACCCAACCAATTTGAGCCATGTCAGAACCGTTAACCGCATATTTATCTTTAATGATAATAGGGTTATTTGAGAAAATGTCATCTTCAGCTTCCAAAGAGCCAATCATTCCGTTAGTTCCTTTTTTAAACTCAGAACCGTAAATGAATACAGTACATTGAGTAGAAACTGCAAAAGCCTGACCACCTGCTTCGTAGAAAGCTACAGTAAAGGTTGTTGCTGAAGGAACTGCTGTTACGATACCTTTGTTGAACACACCTGAAGTGTTGTTCTGAATCATAACAGTTTGGCCAACACGGATTGCAATGTAAGTCACACCTGAATCAGCTACAGTAAATGTCGCTGTTGCGGCACCTGCTGCTGCGGCTGATGTACAGTTTGTGTATTTAATATGCAAGCGGCCTTGCTCTGCCCATTTGATTTGGTCAGAATTAGAAGGCATCTCTGCTCCTACCATACGTAAAAAAGATGCAATTGTGCGATTACCATAACGCTCAAATTCTTTCTCATAAGTATCAGGGAGATACTGATTCAAGAAGTTGAAGTTAGTAATGTAGTTTGTTTGTAACGCCACCTGTTCTGCAGAAGGCTGCAGCGCAAAAGTGGGGTTGCTTAAAAGTGTACCTGCCATTTTTTTAATTTTTTAAATGTTATTGTTTTTTTATACTGCGGATTTTCAGTTTTCTTCCCGAATCAGGGTTTACCGCCTTCACCTGCATTCCTCCTGATACTTTTCCAACTTCAGGAACGCTTTGCTGAGACATATTAATGTTTTTAATCTTACGAGTAACATCATCAGTAGCATCAGCCTTTCCTTGTTCATAAAAGAACTTTGCAAACTTCTCAGGATTCATTGCTATAGACAAAGACCTATGGTATCCTGCCGCATCCTTAATCAAACCTTTTTCATCCAAAAACTTATTAATAAAGTTCTGTGGTGTTGATTGAAGTTTTTTTAATTCATTGGCATCACCCGGAGAAAACACAATTTTCTTGTCATTAACATTAAACTCAAAACCTTTGAACTCATTGCTAAAAACTTCATCTGTCTTTTGGTCAAACCATTGACGCTTGCGTTTTGCCTCCTCTTCCAAAGTCTTCGCCTTATTGATGTACTCTTTGTAGCTTTCATACTCTGCCTTCTCTTCATCGGGAATAGATGCCATTCTTGACTCAAGGGGCACCTTGTATTTCTCTTTATGAGAATTGAAGTATTTCTTTGCTTCAGCGAGTACCTTCTTTTTTGCGATTTTAGCTTTCTTAATAGAAGAATCATCATCTAACTGTTCGTCATAATGATATTCTTCCATCAAGGAATTGATGTCTTCTTCATCAAGTCCTTCTTGAGTAGCGGTCAAATATTCCTTAAGAAGTTGGTCCGGATTCATTGATTCGTAATCCTTATTCAACTTTAAGAAGTCTTCAAAACCTCTACCTGTTTCTTGCTTGTATTTTAAAAAAGCAGACACATCTTCAGGTAACTTTTCAGTTTGCTCTCTTTCAGCAACAAGTTCCTCTAAAGAATTTATCTGTTTATTATACCTCTTACCAATATATGAAAGAACATCTTCTTCTTTTAACTCAACATCATTATTACTTATTTCAGACAAGCTATTTGCATCTGAATTTTCATTACCTGTTGATTCGTTAGAATCATCGTTGTTTGTGGTTAAAGATTTCTCATGCTCATCAAGCAATTGTTTCTCTACCTCTTGAACACTTTTTGGCTCGATAATATCTAACGCTCTTACTTTAAACTCCATTTGATTAAATTTAATTTGTACAAAAATAGATTAAAATTCTGACATTTTATCGTGGTTCAAATTCAGCCAAATCAAAACCATCTAAACTGTCCTCGTTTGATTCAAAACTTAAAGGAGGCAAATTGTTTTTACGTTGGTTTATCAGTTTTGATTGCTCTGAGTTCTGCTGACTGATACGCTTAGATTTAGCTTCCTCTTTCATCTCCTCTCTCTTATTCAAATCTTCGACCTCCATGCTACGAAGCTGAAGATTATAATCAAACTCTTCTCTCATCAGTAAAGACTTCAATGACGCATCGTTCTTATTCTTCTCTATTTCAAAAGCAATTTCAGCCTGCTTAATCTTAATTTTCGACTGAGTCTCCATCTCAATCTTTTGCATAGCTGCCTGTGCAGCAAACTGCTGAGATTGTAACTGTTGCTGTGCCTGAACAGCTTGCTTCTGCATAGCCATCTTCTCTTCTCTTTCCTGAGTCTTAATACGTTTCATTTTGAGAAGTTGATTGGCCAACTTTATATTTCGTATTTCACGAATATCAATAGCATCTTCAAGATTAATATCTCCTTTTGACAATGCCATTTGAATGTTTGCTTCAAGCTGCGACTTTTGCTCTTCATCAGGAGAGATTTCAATAAAAATACCAAAGTCATAAATATAAAGGTCTTTAATATCATTAAGAATAGACACGTTATACTTTCCAATTTGATTGGTAAATTCATCAGCAAAATCAGAATATTCCAATATGTCTGCAATACGATAGGTTAATGCTTCTGATAATGAACGATATAAATACAATGAAGCATCAAGGATGTGCCTTGTTGCTGTATTTGAATTTAATGCAGCCAATTTCTGTAGACCAACTAATGCATTAGGGTCAGGAGTAGAACCATCTCTTGCTTCATTTAGCCCTGTCACAGACCTAATCATATCAATATAATGATTCATGTTTGTGATAAGCATTTGTGTTTTGGATGCACCTGAATTAGATGTAAGCTGAGTAATTGGGACTCTTGCATTATTAAAGTCTCCATCTTGAGTAAAACTTCTTCCTATTACACTACCTGTTTGGAAATATAGTCTTAATGCATCCTCAGGATTGTATGCATTACCGTTGCCAAGGTCAACCTCATTTAAACCATCGGCATCAATGAACACACCATCAGGAACAGTCCGGGCAATAACCTGCTGTAACTTTAAATGCGTAATTTGAATTAGGTCAGCAAATGGGACCATTCTACGACAAAGAGATTCAATAACGCCTTTATACATACGAGGAGCACAAGCCACATAATTAGGCAATGCGTGTTGAGATGCTGACTTTGGACGTACCATATTCTCAGACAATTTCCACTGTATAAGCATATTGGTTCCCATTACCATAATCCCTTCATACCATACATCAATCGTTCTCTCAATCTTTTCAAAGTTACCCTCTTCCATCATCTCTACAGGAGGATTAAAAGTGTCGTCTTTTTCAATAACACGAGAACCGCCACTTTCAAGTTTCTTCTTTTTATAGACAATCTTTTTTGTTGTCTTATAATTAAAGTACAAAAGGGTACAAGTATCACGATAGAACATACTATTCTCATAGAATTGTGCTACGTTGTAATAATCATACCAAGCCTGACTATATTGAGTTATTTCTTGTAAATCTTCTTTGGTTAAAGATTGGTCAATTTTCATCAATTCTGTAAGAGGAACTGTTTTAATTTCTCCCCAATAAAAACAATCTTTAAAAAATGGGTCTTCCGTGTAACTATATACCACATTTGCCGGGTCTACGTAAGATATTTTAACACCGGTACCCTGAAGAAACTCGTGCTTTGCAATGCCAATACCGATTACCGTAATGTCGTAATCCAATCGTTTGCGAATATCATCATAATGATTTTCGTCAAAGATGGTATTAATTGCTTCTTCTTCGGCAATCTCAATAGCCGGTTTGTAATTAAGCTGCATAAAAAGAGATAACTCTTCGTCAGTTTGAGGCAGCTTTTCAGAGTCCATCATAAATGGATTAACTCCTGTTTCTTCCTGTATAATACTCAGAACAGGAGCGCCAACCATTTGGGCTTCTACCATATCCTGATATTTACTTCTTTTTGATTGAGACATGGCATCCTGAGAATAAGCCTTAACTTTAAAAAGCCTTCCGGACATTCCATTAACAACTATATCAATAAACTTTGGCAAAATTGGAACCGGTGTCCAATCTAAATTAAGATAAGATAAGTCACCATCAATTGCTAATTCATTTTTGTATTTTGCAATAGGCTGTTCACCTCTTGCATATAAACGAAGTCTTCTAAAATCCTGCCATTGACTATAGTATCTACATGAACTTCCGTCTTTACGGAACCACTCATATTGAATAGCTTGACCAACCTGAAGGCCAAATGAATCAGATTCTTTTTCTGCATCAGTCGCCAATTGACTTGGAAAAGAAGTAGCGTTTATTTGTATTTTTATATCTTTCATCTGATTAATTGACTTGTGGTTCCATCATTTTTATACTTAGCGAAGTTAATAATTAATTTTGATTCTTTTTTCTCAGGAACATATAGATGCTTTTGGTTGGCCATTATACACAATCCGGAACTAATTGATGCATCAAAACGAGTTCTATCATTTATATCAAATTTAGCCCAATCCTCAAGAGTCCTTGTAAAAGGCATTGTTCCCATTTCCTCAGGGTCTCTATACTTCCCTTCCAAGTCTAATCCAATATGCTTCTCAATATAAGATTCGATAGCAGATGCGTGTGCCTGCTTAACATCTTCTGATGTATTCGGAATACCACCTAACTCACGCTCAGTCTTTGTTAATTTATTAAAAGGTTTATCAGGACGATTAATACAGAATCCTCTGTATCCTCTATTCTTGAAATGATAAAGCAACCTTGGCTTATTGTTCTCGGCTAAGATTGGCATACCGTAAAATACACAAGCCATTAAAACTTCCTCAAAGAATATCTCAGCCGTTTGAGGACGAGCAATGTATTCAAGAAAAAACTGATTAACAGGGGCATCGTCCATGTGAAACTTGGTCATGCCGTGGAGGGAACCATTTGACCCACGACCACCAACTACGGCTGAAATGTCGTAAGAGTCGCAACCAAAAGAACCAAGATGCTCATTGCCGGGATATTTAATTCCACTCCTTACGTGTATGTTATTCTGCATATGTTTTGGGGGCGCCCAACTTATACTAAACCGGCCACGATGGTCAGGTGTCCAAATAACCTGCGTGTCTTTTATACCATCCTTCCAAGAAAATGACCCTCGAGTGATGTATTGCTCCTTAATCATCGAGTCATTATAGTCAATCTGTTGGTATATCTTTGTAAGATTGAAAAGTGCCTGCTTGCTTTCATCTCTGAATGCATGAGACCTTGTTCTTGGAAACTGACGATAAAACTCGTTTAATGCTTCTGAATCATTCTTCAATGACTCCACTTCAGCCTCCCAATAGTCAATAGCCCCATTCTTTATCATTGCCCCATCAATACCAAGAACAGGTGTGTCCGGTTTTCTGAATACAGGGAATCCATATCTGTCGATAAAGCCCTCCATGTTCCATTCCATTGGGATGAATAAAGAGTAAAGCCCACTTTTTGTCTGACCATTTGCATTACGCTTTTGTACGTTTGATTCCTCAAACATATCCTTGTAGTTCTGACCTCCCTTTGATAGTGCATTGGAAGTTGAACCCATCATACACTTCCCGATAATTTTGCTACCAATACGAAGACAAGTCTTGGTCACTCGCCAATTCTCTTTGATGCTTACCGGCTTTGTCCACTTACCACTCTCGTCATGGGCCAAGAATAACAGCTTCTCTCCATCATAAGAGTTATCCTCCGTGTTCTTCCAATCTATTGTCGTGTCAAGACCATCCACATCATTGTCGTCTGACTCGTACATATTCTTCTTGGTAATCTTGGATGCCGGTACCCTGAACGCCAATTCAGTCTTTGGCTTGTCCATACCATCCATGATTGGCTTGAAAAAAAACGGAAGCCTGCTGTTAATTGGAACGACCTTGTCGGTAAACATTTTCTTTGCATCGGCACCGGTCTTTGATAAAATACCTATACGTGCATTCCTTGCAAGAGTACCAATATTGACACACTCAGAAGATGACATAAATGAAAATCCGGAACGTCTTATCTTCAGGTATATCATACCAAAAGCCCTTGGGTCAGCACGACAGGCTTCCCAAAATATCCAATAGATTCTGTTGGCCTCACGGAAGTCAGGATATCCAACGTCAATACTTGCCCACTGCAGGTACATATAGTGAGACCCGGTGATATAGGTCTTGACTCCACAGTTCAGGAACCAATAACCTTCGTCACGATAGTTGAACTCCTGCTCAATATAGTCTACCCACCGGGCTTTAAATTCTTTTGGCTTATCGTTCCACTGAAATATGGACTGTATCTTGGCCAACTCTCTTGGAAGTTCCTGTCGCTCCCAATACTGTTCGACCTTGCTTGAGTGTCTTTGATGACACTTTTCGGGCTCAACAGGAAGTGCAATCCTTAGCCCTTCGATTTCTATTACCTGCCCAATTTGTCCGGTCTTTGAAATGACAATAACATCATATTGGTCATTATACCCATAGAGCCATGACCTCACTCTGTTCTTATTAGAGATGACGGCTTTGGGTATGTAGTCTACGAGTACCCGGTATAAACTATTGTCTTGACCTTCTTTCTGCAAATCCTTGTTTTGTATCTGTTCTGCTTGTACCTCGCTCTGATGCTTCTATGGTTTCTTTCTCAGACTCAATCCTGCTTAATATTTCAAACGCATCGAATATCGCCAATTTCTTTGTTGCTGCTGCATTCTTCAATTTATCCGCTGCAAGTTCATCTCCGTTGTCTTCTTCTCCTTTTTTTACAACACTTTCTTCCGCAACTTTAATCAGTTCGTCAACAGCTTTGTAGCCGGCCTCAATAATTCTCAGCTTTATTTCTTTTGTATTCTTCATTTTTTTTAAACTACAGTTTGATTGTTATTTGATGGTCATACATTCTGTACAGCTTCTCGCCTTCGACATTAAACTCATATTCACTATCAGGAGAAAAACATACAGTATCTCCCTTCTCAATTCCTCGTTGTAATAAATACTCATTTGGATAAACCATTGTAGCCATAAGAGGCTCTTCACTGAATGGTTTTTTGATATAACTCTCAGTAGCAGGAATTGGTTTTACAAAGCAATAGCGGTCATAAGCGTTCCACGTAGAACCCTTTTTGTACATGAAAAATTGGTCTGTTTCAATAAAGAACAAATCGTCCCTAAAGAACGACTTGCCACTTTTTTGCCTGCCCTTAATGTCGTTGTAATATTTGAAGACGTTATGATGCACAAGAAGTATATCGCCTTCTGAGATTGGTCCATTATATCCCAAAGGAAGACTCACTACTTCGGCAAAACGATTAGAGAATTTATGGTCTTCTTCAGAAGTGCTGATAATAAATTCAACCCCTCCAATGTCTTTTGTGTTATCGTATCTCTTCCCCTTTACCGGTTTTGTTATAAAATAAAAAGGAGACCTCATTAGATATTGATATTGTATTCAATTGAAATAGGAATATTTGATGTAAACTCTTTCCAAAGCAACACTTCGTTTTTCTCGTTTATAATATACACCTTTATTGATTGTTTAATTGAATCAAATGAAATAAGATGTACAGAGTAAGTATCCCCGAGAACCTTCTGACCTACAAGGTAGTGCATAGCACCACCTTTGTAGTCAGGTCCGACAGATATTTTACGGATGTCCATTACAGTTGCTCCTCTTCCTCTTGAATAAAATCAATACCGGTTGTCCAATCTTTCAAAAAAGTCAACGTCTCCAAGCCATCTTTGTTAATCACTTCGATGACCTTGAACTCAAACTCCTTGTTTGACAACTCTTCAATTTGCTTGCTCAACTTCTTGATGCCTTCCTTGTTGAATTTGTAACCACCCTTTTCATCAACCAATAAGATACCCTTATCGTCAGTGGCCGCATTATCCAAACGGAGTTCCTCTATCTTCTTCTGATACTCCTCACTGTATGGCTTTAATTTCTCATACATCTTAAACAGCTTTTTCTGTACCTTGGTTTCTTGATTACCAATAGTGTTGCTGATTTGGTTTACGAGCAGATTGAGGTCTTTGTAGCTTTTCTTGATTGTCATTTAATTTGATTTTAATTATAAAATGTAAAAATAATGAAAAGAATTTAAACAATCACTCTTAGAACTATGGTGCAATAGGAGGAAAGTCTCCAATAATAGTCAAGTTAAGCTGTTCAGCTATCCAATCCCATGCATAGGAATCAACTTCCCATTGGTCATAAGCTGCACCTGTCATTGTCAAATTACCTTGTGCAACTTGAATGCCTTCAGCGCCATCATTTTCTGTCATCATGCTATAATAAAAAGTAGCACTTGTGTTCAATATTACACTGACAGCGTAAGCGTTTAATATCTTCGCCTCTAATGTTTGTCCATTGTTCCAAATAAGAACCGGTTGAATTTGTTTCATTTTTATTTTTTTTTATAGTCCATAAATACCCATTGTTCCAAATGGGTCAAAAGATACAAAACTTGATTCGTAAAAAGTAATCCTTCTCCACGTAGTCGCATCATTACCCAACGTCAACTGCGTCTGCGCTACGTTATTGGTAGGTGCAGCCGTTGTTTGTATTTGATAAGCAAACGTAGCTGATTGGTCATTACCTGCCAAGTTTCTATACTGAGCAGACAAAGTTCCTTTCGTCCAATTCGTACCGGATAGTGTACCCCATGTATTATCGTCAGCTGTCATCCAAGAGGCTATTGTTACGTTGCTTCCATTGGCAGGTGTAACACCTGTTACTGTAATTGTTGCCGCTGCAGCTGCAGCTGTTGTTGCTATTTGTTCAGTTGACCATATATTCGTAGCGTTATCGGGTCTAAACACTAACATAATAGCGCTCGTGTTTGTTCCTGCGCTAAAGTTAAACGAAGGATTTGCATCCCACGTCCCATTAAACGTTGCCCAAAAGGTATTCATTGCAACGTTTGCTGTAGTAATGTTCCTGCCAATCTCTGTCCACGCTTGTCCCCCTGTGTTATTTACTGAAAAAGTAGCCGTACCTCTTTGTTGTACATACACAACCACTAAATCCCCTTCCAACATAGATGCCGGTGGAGTAAGAGTAATCGTTGTTGTTGCGTTTGTGCCATTATCAACAGGCACAGATGTTGCTCCAAAGAAAGTAGGCATTATAAATAAATTGAGTATTCGTTTAACCACAAGGAGTCGATAATCTCTTGGTCAGTCATAGTTTCAGGAAATATGAAAGGGCTTCTTGAAAACTGAATAACCAATAAACCATCTTCATATCCGTTGCACTCAGCAATCAAAGACATCATTCCGTCACCTATAACAACCTTATCGAAAAGTTCAATAGTTTTTGTCATGTTCGTTAGATTTCATATCCATAAATAGCAACATCTAATGATATTGCCGCATCTGTAGTTATCCTTAATTGATGGTCTGCTGTCGCAGCAAATATGCCAAAAGGGAGACTGATAATTGCACCGGGTCTTGCATTTGCAGACGGAGCAAAAGAGCCTGCCCATACAAGTTGGTCAGTACCGGCTGTATAAGTTGTATCACCGGACGCACCAAACCAAACAATCACTCTCGCTGCAGTTGTTGCATACGAAGCAATTGATAGGTATGTCACGACAACTTTCTTTGTAGCTGTTGGAATCCACATCGCAGTACCTGTTTGCTGCGTAGTATAGTTTGCGCTTCTCCAAACCTGCATAGCAGAGTCAATCGTTCCAATTAACTGTCTTCCAAAAACGTCAGCAATACCATTCACTCTGTCATCGGTTGCGACAGGAGTTGGTAGTGCAGATTCTGCTCTAAATCCTATTTTCACGGGATTACCGGTATCAGGAGCATCATTTGCTACATTCCCAACAACGGGCAATGTTTCGTTTGATATGTTAGCTATGACCGAACCGCTTACATCTAACGGTTCATTTTGAACCGTAACAGGTAAAGACGATTGGTTTGATGCTACTACTACAGGGGCTGAGTCAGCCATTGTAGCCTGTCCATTTGGGTTATTCGGGTTGTATGACATTTTTTATATTATTAACCAATTTGAATTATTAGATACGAGTGTAATAGACTCATTTACTCTAACAAGTACAGCAGTAAGACCTCCATCTATTGTTTCAGAACCTGCTCCATCTACTGTTAAATTTGGAGTACCTGCTGATTTTTTAACCACAATGGTAGCCTTATTTCCTACCGCTGTAGGAAGGGTTACAGTAAATGTACCACCCGTAGTATCACAAGATACTATTTTTGTTCCTGCGGTTGCTGTTTCAGAATATGTAGTCGATACTGATGCAACAGAGTATGCAACATCAGCAGGGGTTAAATAATCAGTTCCTGCTATCGCTGCGCTGATTGCTGTACCATTACCTTTCAATAAACCGGTTACGGTTGTACTGATAGTGATAGCCGGAGTTGTAGAAGCGTTTGCTACACTACCTGCAAAACCGTTTGCTGACACTACAGATACAGATGTAACAGTGCCTGAGCCTCCTCCACCTGCAGCGTTGAGTAATCTCCAACCGCCACTTGTGTTCTCGTAAGTACCTTCCGTTCCGTCTGTCTGATATACAATCAAACCAACTGCAGGAGAACTGATAGCAGTTCTCTGTGCGGCTGTCATACGTGGAGGAAGAAAACCTTGGGTGGTAGATTCTATTGAAACAGCTGCTGAAGCAGGTATTGTTTGCCAAGTTCTCCAACCAAGATGCAATGTTTTAACTGTTGCAATAAACGCTTCTTGGTTAGTTACTTCTGTGTTATTAGTAGCAAAACGAAACTGACCATTACCGAATAAGCCGATATATCCAACGTTTGACGTTTGATTATTATCACTAAAAAACCTTAATCCACCGAAAGATTGAGAACTTGCATGAACTAAAGAAACCCATCTTCCTGAACCTGCTCCAAGTGTTGTATTTCCAACTAAAATACCGCCTGATGTTTCACCACCCGTCATAAAGTTCCGAGTATTAAATTGGTCGAAAACTTCAAAAAACTGAGTTGAACTACTTGTTATTGTTGCACCTGATGTAGTTATAGTTAATCTATTTTGAACCCTTGCAGTACCATTCACATCTAACTGAAAACCTGCATCAGTAAACGTACCACCGTTCTGTATAACAACGTTACCTGTACCACCAAAAATTCTCATCCTATCAGTCAATGACTGAAGTGTAGTACCTGCCGTTGTAGCCGTGGCAGTAGAAAAAACTAAACTTCCGGGAGCCCCCGTACCTGTTCCTCTTGCACCTGCTAAAACTAAGTTTAATGCTGCTGCATCTGTCTTTCCCGCTTCCGTAGTTGGTTGAAGCACAACCCCACGGTTACCACCTCCAAGCTGATTGACTGTTGAATAACCAATACCGAAATAGACATTATTTAAGTAGTCAGCTGCAGACCCCCCTATACCAAATGTAACTGAACGGGTTAAAGCAGTACCACCACCAAAATGAATACTATTGCTTATATCACCATTTGTTACCTGATTATTTACAGCAATATGAATATTACCACTACCCGAAATTATCCCTCTACCTGCAAACATTCCAATAAAAACATTAGTGCCACCTGAGGTCAACTCATTACCGGCTTGTCTACCAATTAAAGTATTTTGTGCTCCTGTCGTAAGTAGACCTCCACCCCCAAAAACATAGTTTGCATCTCCTGTTGGGGCAAATGTTATATTGGAAACTTGTGATGAAGGAGCAATATAAATAGAGCCGTTAATCAATCCTACCTTATGCTGATATAATAAAGTCTTGTCACCACCTGTAGTATCAGGATTGTATAACCAACGCATATAAGAACCTGCAGTAGTCCCGCCTTGAGAAAAAATCAGGTTATTAACCGTTGACGTTGCTATAGTAAACGCACCTTGTACTCTCGCAGTTCCATTGACATCAAATTTATAACCTGCGTCTGTAGATGTTCCAATAAGCGTGTTTCCGCTTGTAGAATTAAAGATGTTATTACCAATAGTATTGCGAAATGCAATTAGAGTGACATTTGTTAAATTGGTTGCTGTTGGCTCATATGATATACCATAGACAATACCCGGATTAGCGTTTCCGGTAAAATCATATGTTGTATATATTCTAAAATCTTTATAAGTTCCACCGCCTAAACCTGTGGCGGTTTTTGTACCTGTTAATCCAAATGAAAAATTGTTGTTTGTTGGGTCACTTAAACCTCCTCCACTTGTTAAATATGTACTATAGAATCCGAATGTAAAACTTTGTATCGGGCTTGCACCACCATTTGTGTAGGCTTGTAATACACTACCTCCTGCACTACCTGAAATTCCTAACAAATACGATATAGTTGCACTTGTAGGAGTTAAGAATCCATTGTAAGTAGTATTACCATTTAATCGAGTTGTTCCATTAACATCCAACCTAAATCCTGCATCAGTAAACGTACCACCGTTCTGTATAACAACGTTACCCGTTCCTCCAAAAATCCTCATCCGTTCAGTCAATGACTGAAGCGTAGTGCCGGTTGTTGTAGTAGTAGATGTAGAGAATGATACGTTGCCCGGAGTTCCTGTGCCTGTACCTTTACCTCCTGCGATAGTTATATTACCTCCGTTTCTATCTGCTGTATTCCCACCACCACTTGCGTTAATAGTTGTTGAGTTAGCATTTCCTCCACTCATAGCTTGAACACCACCGCCTATATAAACATCGTTTATACTATAAGTGCCTGAAACATCATCACCGCCAATTACAAGCTGTCTGCTTGCTGTTGTTGTAGCAAAAAGACCAATAGCTATTGATGCAGTATGAGCAGCAGTACCTCTATCACCAATCATTATAGAAAACGCTCCGCTTGCAGTAGTAATATTCCCAATAGCTATTGCTGATGCATTTGAAGCTGTACCACCAATAGCAACACTTCCGCTATTACTCGTAGAACCACTAATAGCTACACCTGCTGTTGCATTACCTCCTATTGCAATTGCACCATTAGTAGACTGTGCACCCTGTCCTAACCTTGAAATCGCAATACCTCCACCACTTGCATTAGCTGTGTATCCAATAGCCACATTACCTGTTCCTGTGCCAACTACAGCGCTATTACCTATAGATATACCAACAATAGAAGAATTATTAAAAGTTCCGCTACCAATAAAAATACCTCTATCAGCCGTTTGTGCAGTTGTGCCTGATGTAAGTAGATTTAAAGAAGTAGTACCAAAGTTTGTATAATAAACACTTGACCTTGTAGTCCCATTAACATCAAACTGAAATCCTGCATCGGTCGTAGTGCCAACACCTATTCTACCGTTAGAAAAGAATCTTGTTGTTGTGCTTCCTACAATATCTAATGAGTTAGTACTAAGTGTAAGAGCCCTGTTACCTGTCAGCGTTCCGTCACTATTGTAAATGTTTGTTCCACTATACTGAGGAATATTCAGCGTAGAGCCAACCAATGTAGCCGGTCCACTTGAACCGGTTGTAGTCAGTGTCAATGCATCCTGCTTACCATTAAACGTAGACCAATCCGCTGAACTTAAAAGTCCTCGATTCGTTACGTTTGCCGTAGGAATATTAAACGTATGAGTCGCTCCAACACTTGAGATGTTAAAGTCAGTACCACTTGAACCTGTACCAAAATATTGAACCTGTTCAATCAAACCGTTCAATGCTAATATGCCGGTAGAGAAAGTTGTAATAATCTGACAAAGATGCGGCCCCTCAGTATGAAGTGTAATCGTTCTACCTGAAGTAGCAATATACACCCTGATAGCTAATCTGTCAGTAAGGGTTAACGTTGTTTGAGGAACAGCCAATACTGTAATGTATAAGTCGATAGCCGTTCCACCTGTAATTCCTTTAGGGTTTACAGCATCGCTTGCTATCAACGTAAATACAACCCCATCATACTTGTATAACTCTACATAGTAAGAAGGAGTACCTCCTCCTGATGATGCACTAAAAAACAACTCAAACGTCCAATTGCCGGCAGGTATATTAAGTAAAGCAGGGACTCCTGCATCTGTAATAAACTGTGCAACATAACCATCTGTGCTGATATTAAAGTCCGTTCCTGCTCCCAAAATAGGAGTTTTGCTCATTTCATAGTATGTGTTACCTACAAATGTGCCTTGGTTAACACTACCATTCAGGTAATAAGATACAGAGGCTCCGCCACCACCTCCATTGGTAGGGAAATTTGCTAACGTACCATCACCTCTTATATATTGAGATGCAATACCTGCTCCTGTTATTGCAATCGTTCCATTGCTTGTTAATGGACTATTAGTCACATTAAATGCGCTTGGCATAGATACACCCACCGAAGTAAGTCCTAAGTCGGTCCAAGAAGCCGAAATCGTTCCGCCATCTTGCTGATTAAGTGTTAATGTCTTAGTTGTTGTCCCTGTAACAGCTGCACTAACAATTGAATTGTCGTATGCTGTATCCCAATTAGCAGAGTTGTCTGTAATATATGAAATAGTACCACCAACAGACTTTACTAAACCATTACCAAGTAAAGCATTTTGCTTGCTATTAAATGTAGTCCAATCAAGACTGCTTATATATCCATCTTGACTACCATTTCCTTGCTGAATGGTAAAAATGCCTGTTATATTATTATAAAGCAAAGGGGATGCAGCACTTATAGCATTCCTTGCCCTGTTATTTGTAAAGTATAAGTTTGTAATTCCCTCGGGAATGTTGTCTGAAATTAAGCTAACGGCTCCTGTAAATCCATTTACTGAAGTAACCGCATCTGTATTATCAACCTTTTGCCAAGTACCACCATTAAATATAGCCCAATCTCCTACTTTCCAATCAGAGATGCCGTTAAGATTTGTTGAACCGGCAACATTTACAACATAATAATGGCCTTGAACACCAATACTACTTGTAAGAATCGGGAAGTTTATATTAGCATTCCATGTTCCCTGATATTGAACACCTCCAACTAATCCGTTGATTTGATTTTGAAGTTTACCGAAGGCTGTCAAAATACTGTCTGTAGCAATAATCGAGCCCCCCATTATGTTCAAGCCCGTTAATATTTTTGATATTACAGCAGAATTGTTCAGCGTAATTGGAACAGAGCCGGGTCCTGTAGCCGTAGCTTCACCGGTAAGAGCAGTAATATAATTGCCTGCGTTCTGCTTCCCATCAAAATTAATCCAATCAGAAGAACTAAGGTATCCACTTTGTACACTATTAGCTACCTGTATACTAAATACTCCGGATATAGAATTAAAAAGTAATGGAGAAGCAGCAGAGTATGTCGGTAAATTAACCCATTTGATACCTGTGCCTGTGCTTGATAACACTTGACCGTTTGTTCCTGAAGAAGAAAATCCATCAGTTAATAATCCAAGAATATAAAGATTATCATTAATCGTTGCGGTATCCGTATTTACATCAAACGCTTCAAGGTTTGCATTAAGGATAATATCAACATCAGCTACGTCGCCTGATGTAAGAACCTGTTGCAATGTAGGTATTACCACCGGCATTGTGTACCAAGAAACACCTGTCCCCGTACTTATTAAAAAATCACCGGGTAATCCAATACTATCTGATGAATCAAAAAGTTTGCCTTCAACATGAACCTCTTCGCTTAAATAAGTTTTATATAATTCTGCTACATTAGTTACCTCAATATTAGTAGTAGTTATCTTGCCAAAAAGATTAATATTCTGTGTAGCCGTATTCCCATAATCCAAAACACCCTGCAAATTATTTGCAGGGATATTTGGAATAAATAGTTGAAGCAGTTCTAATAGGGTAAAGTTATATGTAACATCTTCGATTTCGCCACCAACGCTCGTGCCGATTAACTTGTCTGCTAATTTAGGAATAGGCACAACTTCGTATGTACTAATCTTTGACATTCCGCTAAAATTTTTTAATGTACTACTTTCAAATAATCACCTGTTCTATATATCTGACCAACAACCAATCCGCCTAATAAAGCAGCAGCATTATCAGCATATACCGGAACATCATCTATCACAATAGCAGGAGCGCTAAAGTGCGCTTGGAAAAGTTGCAATAACTCAGCCGGTGTAAAATTGTAAGTTACATTTGGCGGAGTTCCCTCTGTACGTGTGCCAACGAGTTTATCGTCCAACATTGGCAACGCATTTATTGGATATGAACTAATTTTTGACATCTTCTTTTGGTTTTATTTCTCCTGTTTGCATATTAATTACAGTATTCTCTCCGTATTTATTAATAAGATACTTCTCATTTTCAATAAAAGAGTCTTTAATCTTATTCGCCTCAGCAATATAAATTTGCTTTTGCAACTCAAGTTCTCCAAGAGCAATCTTAACCTTTGTATACTCTTGTGTCCCATTTTTGATAAAATTTAATTCTTCTGCTGTTAAATGTGGCATTTGATTTTATTTTGTTTGTACAAATATAATGATAAACTAACCTTTTACAATGTACCTATATCCAAGATATAAAAGCACGACAATCAGCAAAAGCCATAAGAGATTTGAATAGTTGGCTTTCCTGTCAATCTTCTTCTCAGAATCCTTGGCTTTTACTCTTTTTTTGACGGAAACTTGCCTTACTTCCGACTGCTGAGTGGTTGATTTTGACGAGTCAACTGTACGTTTACGGTTTTTTGTAGCCCGGACCTTGGCATTGAAATATTTGACGTTGCCGATTATAATCGGCTTTGAGGTATCAATTGGAGTTATCTCAAACTCTTCGCTACTATCAATCGTAGTAATAGCGTTTTGAATTGTATTGATTTGATGCTTCTGCTCTACAACAGAACTATCTGTACTCGTTTGCGTTTTACTCTCAGATTTTGTAAGTTTTTTTGCTGCACAGCCAAATAAAAAGAAAACCCATAACAATAGTAAAATATATTTGCGCATTGTTTTAAATTAAGACATAGCCACCCTTGTCAACAGTACCCTGATTGAGCAACTTCTGCAGTTCAGTAATGGACTTACCAAATGTTTTTTGAAAATGAGGAGCATCTACAAACTTCCAATCGCCTCCCCATTCCCATCCATATCTCTTAAAGATGGTTACGATTTCAATCCAATCAGATTTACGGTCTCCATCAAAATCAGCTTTGGTATCCCAAGAAGCAGACTCCTTTGTCCCATTCCCATCTTTGTCTATTAACAGAACAATATCAATAGCCAACCCATAGTTGTGATAAGATTGGCCACCTCTTGCATTAGTTACTTTTCTCCCCGGCTTTGTTCTTCCTTGAGCAAACAATTCATCCTGCTCTTTGATTGTTCGCAGGGTGTAAGAAAAACGACAACCGGCAGAGCCGGTTAATTGTTCAATAATTTCATCATATATTTCAAAAGCCTCTTCTCTTAACGTTGGATGAAGCAAAGCGATTCTATCTAAAGTAATTTTATCTTTCATCTTATCTCATTTACATCTGATTTTAACTCTTTCGCACGACTAAGAGCCTTCTTTAACATTGACCAAATGTTAATGTTAAAAGCCTGCTCAATATTTTCTTTTATCGAAACCAATTCAATAAAAAGCAAAAGCATTGCTGATATTTTTGTAAACATAAATTCAAACCCAAAAGCGTGTTTAACAAATTCATTCAGCAAATATTTATCCATTAAAAACAAAAACAATACGCAAGTTTCATATAAAAGCATTTTGCTTATAATACTCGACAAGTTTCTACTTGTAAAACTCTTCCAACCTTTCAATTTAACTGATTTGAAAATTCCTGTAAATGTGTCGAGAATAATAGCAGACGCTACGGCCACCAATAATCCATGTATCGGTGTAAATAAAATTATTAAAGAAGCGAATGCGTAGTTCAAGTATTTCATCTTCCTTGACCTTTGTATGGTTTATTATAAAGTTTACTTCTCTTGTTTGTACTCGTCTTTGTCTTTGCAGCAACGCCTCTCTTCTTTGGCTTCTTTGCGTAAGATGATGATGCTATAACTTTTGCCATCTTTTAATTTTTACCAAAGTGCATTAATAAGCGTTGCAGTTGTACCACTTGCAACCGAATGAACTTTAACTACCTGAACAGGAAGTATTGTGCCTACCGGAACTGCATTAAATGTAACTATATCTTGCCCAATTGTTGTAACTCTTACATTACCGGCACCTCCTACAAATAAAAAACATCCCGGATTGCCGTTTGAGGTCTGAGGACTTGCCTGATATACTACATATGCTTTAGCTGTTGCTGCAAAAATATTAGCATTTAGGAGCAGTGTTGTTGCATTTACAACAGAAACAACTGTTGCTACAGTGCCATCAGTTGTATTGTATACGACATCTCCTGTTGCGACACCTTTTGTAATAAAATCAGCAGCAGCATCTACAAGAGACGATGCGACTACAGATGTATTTGTTCCAACAGCAATGTCTGATGGATATGGAATATCTGCATTATCTGTTGGTATTACACGTAATGCTCTTGAGAACGTTGTTTTAAAAACTGACATAGTTTATTTTTTTTCTTGGTAAGGGAATGCTCTGTTTAATGCGTCTCTTCTTTGCTTACAACCACAATCTTTACCGGTAATTTTTGAAACAGTTTCAACAACTTTTTTTATTCCGGTAGCTGTAGTTATTTTTTCTATCGAATCACCGAGACCTTTGCTTTTCGATTTTTGTTCCATTTGATTTGAGTTTAAATATTTGAAACCCTTCTTCCCATTCCGACCCTTGACTTTTCTGCCTTTTTAGCCGCAAGTTTAGAAGGACTTATTTCTGATTTTGTTTTTGGTGTCTTTGAAGACACTCGCTTTGTTGGCCTGCAGTATTCATTCTTTCCACCGGCACCACACGCTTTACCGGTTCTTGTATCCTGCCACTTCTCTTTCTCCCATCTTTTCAAACTACTTCCTTCCTCAGATTTGCGAACACTGCCTGATGCCTTCCGGCACTTAGCAATCGCTTGCGAAGCACGAGCCGAAGGGAACACATCATACGATGCTTTGACTTTTTTGTAGCAAGCGTCTTTCATCTTTTTAGTCTCACACTGTTTTTAGAAGGGTTGTACTTAAATTCACTCTTTGGCTTGCCGGTAGCTTTCGAGGCTCTATCTTTCGCTCTCTCCTCAGCTGTCATTGCATTCCTTTTCATCCCCTCTTTTGTATAAGTCTTACCATCTGCCTTCAAGTGTCCACGCTTTTGCAAAATACTTATGGCCAATCCACGGTCTCCAACCTGAGCAGTCAATCGCTCAATTAATTTACCACGTCCCATAAACTTTTGCGTTGCCATTAATACTTTCCTTTACGTCCTTTCGGATTGCTTTGTGTTGAGCCGCCCGGTCCTGCCCATAGATTCTTACAAGCCCAATATCTCGGAGTCAGCTTATCATTTGCTGAGTCGCAACCATGTCTTGCTTTGAAACTTTTACGTGCAGCTGCACTGTAATTATGGCCATAACCCTTTGCTCCAAAGTGGAGGAGTTTCTCCTCCCCTCCGGAACAGGCTTTTACCATCCTCTTCTTACCGGGTCTGTCCGATGGAACAGGACGGTTGCATTTCATTTTTGATTTGTCTGCCATAGCATTACTGACGGAACGCACGAGTTGTGTGCCCGGGTGTTGTTACGACATCTTTTTTCTTTAACTCAGGTAGGGCATACGCATCTTTTGGAGATACAGCTTTCTCAACCTCAGCAATTGTCTCTTCAGAAAGCTGAACGTCTTCCTGAATTACTTCTTCTACTACTTTACTTTTTGCCATAAAAAATTATTTAGCTTTTTTCATTAATTTTTTAGTTACTGATGCGGCACCTTTTGTCATAGACAAAGTCTTACCTTTCAGCGGATTCTTAATGCTTGGGCCACCGCCTGTTGGTGCTTTCAACTTAGAAGATGCCGGGAGATTTGGAATTGACTTTTTCATTTTTTTTTGTTTTATATGATTAATTAATCTTGTAACGTAACTAATTTACCTAACTTACTTGTAGATGAAAGTTTTGCTGAAGAATTTTTTCGTTGTTGTCTATTCTTAGCAAGATTGTCTTTTAATTTTTCTTTCCCCGCTTGAATAGCTTGAATTTTTAACGCTTGCTTATTCTTAAATGTAATAGCATCTAAATCTTGGCGAAGTGTATTTACTTTTTCTTCAGTAGTTTTTTCTGTCTGTTTTTGATTAGAAGCCATAACTTAATTTTTTTAGCTTTGCCTTACAAATGTAATAAATTAAATCAAATGAAATCAAAACCACACGACTACCTAAAATTTTGGCGGGTAATCCGCTATTACGTAAAAGCCAAACACAAGTTAAGTCAGGCCGACCTTGACATTATCCTGTTCTTATACTCTGAAGGATACTTCGGACAAGATTCTTTTGAAAAATTTGTTGAACTTGTAAGTTGGGACATTAACCGATTCAAACGTCTGAAGCGTGAAGGATGGATAGAACTCTTCAGAAAAAGAAGCGGAAAGAAACGGGCGCTTTATCAGTTAAGTTATAAAGCTACCCGTCTTGTACTTGACATTTACAGAAAACTAAACGGGGAAGAAATCCCCGTTAGTAAGTCTGCTAACCCTATGTTTTTAAAGAATGTGTCTTATAACGATAAGGTATACCGTAACATGATTCTTGAAATGAATGCTTATAACCGAGCGCAAAACAAACTCAAGAAAACTGACGATTAGATAACCACTACTACGTCACGTTCAGATATAATCGTGAACTGCTCGTCATTAATGAGCATAGTGAAGCTGTGCGACTTGTCATAATACAGGTCGTCACCTTCGTCAATAACACTCACGTCAGTTCCGGGTGCTACCACTGTCGCTCTTTTGTAGCGCAGTTGATTGGTATCCTCACCCGACAGTATCAATCCGGACTCAGTCTTTATCGACTCAGCCACGTCCTTCACTACGATATACTTTCCAATTGGTCTCATACTTGGTTTTATTGCTGCTCGTAAGACCGAGCCATTGTGATAATTGCGTTTGTACTGAGAATAGTGGTTGCTACGCTTACTGCGTTCTGCAGGGCTGACCGTGTCACCTTCAACGGGTCAATAACACCCATACCAATCAGGTCTCCCATCTCTCCCGTCTTCAGATTGTAACCATGACCCATCGGAACCTCGCCTTTGTAAACCTCACTTGGTTTAAGTCCCGCATTGGTCAGTATCTGCTGAAACGGAGCCATGAGTGCATTCCTTAAAATGTCAAGAGCAGCAGTATACTCCCGGCTCATACCATCGTGACCAACTAAAAATGCACTCTCCTCAAGCAGTGCTTTACCGGCACCGGGTAAGATACCTTCCTCTAACGCTGAACGGACAGCACATACTGCATCATCAACTCTATCATACAACTCCTTCTGCTCAAGGTCAGTCTGACCGCCCACAAAAATAACACCGATGCCACCACTGAGCGAAGCAATACGCTCCAAAATGAAGTCTTTGTCCGCTTTGCGTGTCGCTTGCTTATGTGCGTCCCATAATTGAGCCACTCTCTCCTCCACCTGTGCCTCGTCACACTTAGCCGAACTGCGGATAATAACCGTTTTATCTTTTCCAATAATCACTTTTGCTGCATGGCCTAAGTCTCCATAGTTGATATGGCTTAAGTCGTCACCTGTTTTCTCGCTGAAGTAGGTAGCACCAACGCTGATAGCGATGTCCTGCATCAACTCATGCTGCTTGTAACCAAAATTAGGAGGAGGAATCGCCACCACTTTCAGGTTTCCTTTCACGGTATTGGCCGCAAGCGTATTTACAACATTTGTATTGCACGGAGATATAATCAACAGCTTCTTACCTTCTGTAATAATAGGCTTCAGCACGTTCTCAATCTGCAGGATATTTGAAATCTCAGTGTCAGCTACCAAGACCATCACATCCTCAAACACGCACTCATCTTTTTTGGCATCATTAATGAACAAAGGGCTCAGATACCCTCTGTCAATCTTCAATCCCTTGGTCGTCTCTGCATAAGTCTCAGCAGTTTGGCTGCGCTCAACCGTTACGATGCCGGTCTTGCCAACATCTTTATACACCTCAGAAATAATTTTACCTATCTCACGGTCATTGTTCGCTGAAATAGAGGCCACGTCTAAGAGCATGGAGGCACTAACCTTTTTTGCTCTACGCCTTAACTTGTCCACCACCTTGTTACTCATGTCCACCATATGCCTCAACACCTCCGTCCGGTTCATATCCTCTTTAATATGCTCAAGACCTCCAAGAACTAACCCTTCTGTCAACACAATAGCAGTTGTAGTTCCATCACCGGCTGACGTTGCCGTCTTCTCTGCCGCCTCCTTCATCATCTTAACCGCAAGGTTCTCCGATGGGTCAAGCAGGTCAATAGACTTAGCAACAGTCACACCATCTTTGGTCACAGTGATGCCATGCGTGTGATACGGACTCTCAATCAGCACCGTATTGCCACCCGGCCCAAGCGTTGACTTGACCGCCTTCGACATCTTTACCACTCCATTGATTAACTTTTTACGGCCTGTATCGCCAAAGTCTAAGTTTTTTGGAGAATATCCCACTCCTGAGGTCTCAACCATTTGATTCATACTTGATTTTATTTGTGATGTACAAATATAGTCAGTCAATAGTACATTAACAACCTTTTTTAGAAACACCATTACAGATTGGTGGCGTGGAACGCAGCCGGTGTGTCGATTTTTTTAAGGCCAATGTCGAATTTTGTCGACTTTATGACAAATATTTGAAGACTAAAAATCAATGAAACCCAATGCAGTAAATGGTTTTAGAAAAATACAGCAAAAAAACTGCTGCCAAAACATCACCCTCCCCTATATATATATATATATTCCCCCTCTCTCTATTATTTTTATTATTATAAACTTCTTTATTTTTCGACATAATCGACATAAAAAGAATATAGTATTAATAACCAATTAGTTATAAAAATTAAAACGACATAAAAACGACATAAAAGAAGGGTATTCATGTCGATTCTATCATGGACTGAAATAAAAAAGGGAACCTAAGAATAGGCTCCCACATTCACTAAATACAAAAACAAACTCAATCCATCTCAGGACCTTCCATCATCTCAGACTTAATGTTTCCCAAAAATACAGCCTCAGACATCATCTGAACCTTCTGAGAACGCTTCATGTCCTTACGAATCGAAGCAGCCTGAGCAATACCGGTAATACCATCAGGACGATTGTTAATCTGCATACCACCACTCACACTTAAACCAAAACTCGCACCCTTCTGTTGGTATATACTATTCGACAAGTCCTTCTTGTAAACACTGTTACTGAATCTTAATTTCATAAAATGATTTTTTAACGTGAAACATAAAGATAAAACTTTTTGAGATACAAGTACTGTTTGGGCTATATAGCGGTTTTGCGTTGCGGTGCTCGGACCGAAAGTCATTTTTTTTTCGACGGGTGGGGGTGCGTTTCTGAAAATTCCTTCAAACATTTTTGGCGTTTTCCATGGGCTGATATGTGAACGGGGAATAATCTGCCTTGCATCCTGCTGCTGCTGCTTCGTTTATCGTATGCAATACCCTATCTGCTTTGTTTTGCTTCGCTGCTGCTGCTGCTGCTACATTCTAAATGTGAAAATGTGTCTTCAAAGACACAGCGCACACCCTGAAAGGGGGCTTTGCCCCTTCTTCGTTCCTCTTAAGTGTAAACATTTTGCTTCCTGTCCTGCTTTATTTTACGATTAAAAAACATTTTTTGGACATAATTCAAAAAAACATTGAAAAAAATTTGTTTGCAAAAAGAATTAAACTATATTTGTACAGAATTTAAACGATTAATCAACTAAAAATCTACAAACATGAGTAATCTACTTGCAATTGAGTCAAACTTTTTAAACCTTGCCGAAATTAAGCAAGCGTTAAACCTGACTGAAATCAGGACGGTAAGCCGCAATCTTAGCAATGCTAAGAAAAAGAAATTTGAACAGTCTTTAGTCTTATCCAAACTTGTTGTGAAGGCCGTTGAGTGGTTTCACTCAGAAGAGGGCAAAGCAAAGTGTGCAGAAGAGGGCATTGAGTGGAGCAATGAGGAAATCGGGAACAAAGTATTCGGGTGGCAAAAGTCGTATTTCTACAAAGTAGTAAAAGCAGGCAAGTTGCCTGAAACAACCGTTGAAACCTTTGTTGCAAAGTGCAATGAAATTGAGGCACAAGGCGAAGAGGCAAACCGTTCCATTGAAGGTTTATTGAAATTTGCGAAGCAGGTGGAAAGCGCACAAAGCGAAGGTGGACAAGATAGCGAAGATAGCGAAGCAGCGGAAAGCGCACAAGTTGAAACAAGGGTACAAACCGTTTTTACCATGACTTACAAAACCGATGCAGGTAACGTGTCCGTTCGTGTGGATGCAAACGGCAATGTAAAAACCACTAACACAAGCGAACAAATTCAGGCCGCAATTAATTTTCTTACTAACACTTTAAATAAAATCTAATGAGCACAAGTACACAGGGCATAGTATATGGGATGCATGGATACGGTTTAAACCGTTACGGTCGCAGAGTCTCAAGGGGTGCAATACAGGGTTACCATGACAAGCCGCACCCGTTATTTCTCAATAAAACAGCTTTTAGGGCTGACATTGAAGGGCTTAAAAAAGTAACGCAGAAGGCGGCAATAAAAATCGACGGGAGCGAGTTTACATCTCGTTTCACTATCGGCATGGAGGTTGAAAAAAACCAATTGCACAGGGGCGCTGTGAGAGAGTATGAGTTATTATGCGGTTTTGAGCGTGACGGGTCATGCGGCTATGAGGCTGTCACCCATATCCTGCCTTTGCTCCCATCGGGCAAATGGAGGACGAAGGTTTACGATATGATGCACAAAGCTGAGCGTATAATTGATGACCGTTTCAGCCCGTCAGATAAGCGTTGTGGCGGCCATATTACGGTTGGTGTTGATGGTATGACAGGCTCACAATTGAGAGACCTTATAAGGGTTAATGCAGGTATACTGTATGCAATGTTCCGCAATCGGTTAAAAAACGGCTATTGCTGCTACAACAGCCGTATGCAGGATGCACAAAGCTGTGCTAATTGGCACAGTAAATATCAGGTTTCACTTGCAAAAGACTATTGCTTAGAGTTTCGCTTGCCTTCACGCTTTGAGAGTGTAAAACAGATGATGAGACGCTATGAGTTGATGTATGAATTAGTAAATTTTAGCGTGAACAAGCCAAACGGCAAGTATGAAGACTTTCTTAAAATTATCCGTCCCATTATTGTATCAATGTATAACGGGGATGTAACGAAGGCAGAAGAAATTTTATCCCTTTCTAAAGAGTTCAGGACGTATATTTTGAAAGGAACAATAACAGATGCTATACGGCCTTATTTATACCTGTAGTTGAGCAAACGGGGTGTCTTCAAAGACACTCCGCTGTCTCAGGGTGTGTGCCCTGACTGATGAGTTCAAAAGAACGAAACAGCAAACTAATAAAATCAAATTAAAATGGGACAGTACATTTCTATTTTCGAGGTAGTTGCCATATCGGTAATTGCTATCTTTTGTTACGTTTTTATCAAAGCCATTATTAAACTATTTAAATCAAATTAACATGAGACAGGTGACCTTAAATGTTTTAACGGCCTTTTTATCAGGCCGCACATTAAAAGCAGGCAACACAAAAACAGATGGCCAAAGCGTTTGGTTGCATGGCAACAAAATTATTGAGCGAAGGGATGACGGTATATGGATAACCAATGCAGGGTGGAATAGTGCAACCACTAAGGAGAGGTTAAACGGGTTGCAGGGCGTAAATATAAGGCAGAGAAACGGTGTTTGGTTTCTGAATGGTATACCATGGAACGGAGATTGGGTGAATGTTAGAGACTATGAGCAGGGCTCACAATATGTTGCAGAGACAGTAAGCTATGAGCATGAGTTTGATGTTACGAGCGAGTGGATGAATGCGGGATACAGTAGGCCAACCTATTTTGTGTTTCACACGTTGGTGGAAAGTGAGAGAGAGGCGGTGGAAAAGCTGCTGAGAGACCATGGAATCGAGAGTAAGCGGATGGAATCAGACACTGATGGTGTATACCGTCCTAACTATTTTGTAATCGTTCATCCTGACAAACATAAAGAGGCGTTAGATATTCTTAACAATCAAAATTAAATAACATGAATCAGAACGTTAAAGTTGTGGGTGGTATCGTCTACCTGCTTGTTACAGAGAAAGCAAAAGAGGTATTCCAAAGTGGACTGTTTGATGTGTACAAGTTGCACAATGATAATTCGGAGAGTTTATGCGAGTCGTATGCAGACATAAACGATGCGTTGGAGGTCGGCCTTGACCTTGGTATTGAGGTTGATTTGCTTAACGACATAGTGAAAGCGCTTATTGGTTAATCGTTCAATGTGGGCGGTGTCTTTAAAGACACTGCTGTCCTAAGATGAGTATCTTAGCTGATGAGTTCAAAAGAACGAAACAGTAACCCACTAAAAATTAAAAACATGACAGACCTGTTTGACAAAATCGAATCGCTACCTGAAAAAGTACAGACTATCCTTAACGAATTTGCGTTAAAGGATAACAGTTACAGCAACTGTGCAGAGTTGCTAAGGCTAATGGAGGCGGAGGGTTATACGTTTGAGTATGGCCTTGACGCTGTGCCTTATGGCCTTGTACGAAAAGTAAAGGTCGAGGTTTATGGACACGACATATTTGTTGCTTGTCCGCATTGCAACAACTCAGAAGAGCAATCAGGTGACGAGCAGAGGCATCACCTGCAAGTGTTTGAGATAACGGAGTGGCGTGAAGATGTGGAGGGACAGAACGAGTTGTCGGAGATGAGATGCTGCTGTTGTGGTGGCGAGTTCCTGCTTGAGTGGGACTATGAGAATGTGCAGGAGTGCGAGGAAGATGGCGAGTAACCGGTATGAGTGCGGCCCCGGGTGAATCAACCCGGGGGGCAAGTGACCGGCAAATTTTATAACAATCAAAATCAAATCAAATGACGACTAAAATTTGGCTTAGAGGAGGTTATAAAAACTTAAAACCAACAGATACGGTTAATACTTGGAAGGCCGTCGAATCGTTTACTGTTAGTAACAATTTAAGACCATGCCTTATTAAGCAGCAAGGAGGTTATTATAAAATAGAGAAAGACGGAGTCTTAACCTTTGTAACTGAGACGCTATACTCAATAACGTTTGAAGAGTTATACAGAAAACTTAAAGACCATAACAATCAAAATCAAATCAAATGACACAAGAACAAATGAAAATTGAAATCGAAAGAAAAGAAACGGTACAGGATGTAATTGACCGCTTGCTTTACCTTCCTGCTGATAAACTTGCAAAGTATAAGCACTTCCTTGACACGTTGGTTGAACTATACCCTATTGACGTGAGGGTGGTGGATGGCGTAAGGATTTATAACGTTACAAAAAACAAATTAGATGGCAAAAAAGTACAAGATAGTTGAGATTAAAAAGCCTAAGAATAT